TGTTTGCCTAGCATAATGTCTAAGGTTAGTGTCTTACTCTTATATCCCCAGAAATTAAGTCCCCATGATGGATTGTCTATCGTGAACTTGTCGTGGTAGTGTCTAAATCCCAGCATACTCTACCCAATCTCCCTTGTATGTATAGTTTAGTCCTAGATCTGGAGTGTATACACAAATCTCATCAGGCTCTAGAGACTTGGTTTGCTTATCAGATGTGATAAGAAACATACGAGTACCCTCTGGTATTGCAGTTTCATGGTCCATATTGGTCATTAGGTTAATATATGTATCACGCTTGGCTTTAACGAACATGTATATATTCTACCTGATGCCCCAACCAATGTCAAGTTTATGATACAATTATCTCATGGCAGCTAAAAAAACTAAGGGTGAGCGTAACTCACAGAGAAACAACGGCAAGGCATCTAAAAAGTCTCCAAAGATCTTTGATCCTGTTAAGCGTAGACTAGTAAATGCATAATAAGTTTAGATATCTTATTATTCCAGATGCTATCTATACCGTAATGATTGGTGACCAGGCAGTGGATGTGCTTGGCGAAGAAATACTAGAGGCTATTTATTTAAGGATGGATGATGGAAAATAAGATTAATACCTCAAAAGAAAATGCAAAGTGGTATACCGTTTGGAAAAAGAGAATGGAGTCTGGCAAGCCTAGAGAGGGAGACTATAATTTTGTTTTATGGAAAAATGGCGATGAGATTATAGTTGAACCATTTTCTCAAGAACTTCCACCATCAATATTTCAAGATGGAAAGTGGATATCTTTAAAAGATCTTTATGATATTAAAAATTCAGTTGACTTAGAGACTGAAGTCTAATATAATAGTTATATGATTAATTATGAACACGGAATGCTAGTATTAAACTCTGCTCTCAACAAACAGGACCAGGAAGCGATCAATCAGTTTCTTGCAGCATCTATTAAAAATGAGCGTGAGCGTATCTATCAAGAAATTACGAAAAAGTCTGATGGTGGACACGTTACAATTGCATTGTTTAATCTAGAAGAAATTATTAAACTCTAGAAAACGTTGGATATCCGATACCGCAATTTTTGCAATAAAATTTTGGTGCCCAGCTATATTTTTCGCTTGACTCATTTCCAACCACAAGCTTTCCTGCAGCCACTAAGTCATTAATGGCAGGCGATGGACAGCCATAATATATACGTGCCATTTCATTTTTACATTTTTTACATATCACATAATAATTATATTATGGTTTTGGTAATGAAAGCTCTTTATCTCCAGTAATCCAAAATAACATTGAGTATCTATCTTCTGCAATTCTCGAAACTTCATGCAAATATTCATTACCGTGAGATGGAAAAGTTATAAGATCTCCAGCTGATGGCTTTATTGTGTGATGAAGCAGTGGGAAGAAAAGCTCTCCGCCGTCTTCATTTGAATTAAGATAAATAATTACACTATATTTGAAATGCTTATTGATGTCTGGATGTGCATCATGATGGGCTTTGACAAAAGCACCGTTCTGCTGCTTGGCTAGCCAGAATGTTGCAGGGTAAATTTCAGAGTCATCGCCAAAAACTTCTTTTAATTTTTCTGGCACTAGGTTAAAATATTTATGAACTAAATCATTAATATCTTCAAGTCCATGAACATATGTATCAGAGCTATCCCACCATACCTGGTCACGACCAAATCTTAGAGCGTACCTATTGTAGTTTTCTTGCATCGCATAAACATGAAATCTATCTAGATTATTATCTATAAATCTTATAAGCCTATCTCTATCTTCTTGCGAAATAAAGTCTGGTATTAGCTTAATGTTTTCTTTCATGAGACTATTATACCAGATTCCTACTATGATAAAATATATACATGTCAGAAGGTCTAGAGCAGCTAAAGCCATTCTTAGAAGAGCTGCACCTGATAGAACGAAACGATACTCATAAAATATCATATTTTGAAAAGGATTCTGACGATGTAATTATATCATTCTCCAGTACCCCAAGAATTGGTGATGTTGAAGGTCATGAACAGTTTATAGGGACACTAAGTCAAAATAATAAAACATCAATCTTTATTATTGATTTAAAAAATAGTTATGGAAATAGTTTAGACTGGGACAGAGTTGCATCACTAATATTGCCAATCATAAAGGGGAGAAGGGTACATGCAATCGGATACTGTATGGGTGGATTTCTGGCAACGGTATTATCAAAATATATAAATATAGATGTTGTAGTATCCATTACTCCACAATATAGTATTCACCCAGACTTAATGCCAGCTTATAGCTTTTTGAGAATTTGGTCAGATCAAATCAAAGAATGGAAAATAAAGTCTTTAGATGACTATTTTTCTAGCACCACAAAATATTACATCCTCAGTAGTGAAGATAGGGATGACGTAGATCAAATGGCGATGTATCCAGAATTACCAAACATTAAACAATTTATATTTCCAGGCACAGGACACGACTTACCAGCAGTGCTTGATGATAACCTTGGTATGCTAATTTTGTCTTGTATAAATGATAAGCCAGAAATTGTTGAAAACTTTATTCAATCACAAATTATATAATTCTTTATCAGCCAATGCTTTCATTTGCCAATAAAAATCTTTTTGGTCATTGGCTGCCCAATAGTCTTCTGGAGATCTAACAGCATTTTTGACTGCATATTTTGAGTAATCATTATATATAAAAGCCATTGCAAAGTCACGCATTGTATTTTGATTATCTATAAATTTTGGAACTGTATATATGTCTTTAAACTTTTCATTGCTCCATACAGCATCATAGTATTCTTCTGGCTTATGCGTTATCATATCTACGTTTACCTGATAGATATTCCATCCAGCAAGAAATGACCTGAAAGATAAATATCCTTCCTCATGAATTCCATGGGTATACGGATCAAAGCCAACTTCTCTAATAAATCTGCCAGGCATTACTACGGCACCAGATCTCCAAGTAGTGGTGTATTCTAATTCTTCAAAATCTGTTTTAACATTATTTACTGGACGCATTGATACATGGTAGGTAGAGTTTTGATTCATACCCTGAGAATTTAGTTGTTCAAAATGAAATTTTTGATCATTAACGGCAATTTTGTCAGTGTCTGGAATTCTCATTGGAGACTGAACTAGCAAGACATTGTTTTTGCTTCCAAACTTATCTTCAACCTGTTGCATATAGGCATATATTTTTGTATCCCAATCTTTTACAAATTCCATATGAGAGTCTATCATTAAAAAGTATTGCTGAAATCCATATAGCTGACTAAGAAGATACCTTATCTTAATAAGCCCTGGCCTTTCTTCTGGATGCCAATTCAGCGTTATATACTTGCTTTCTGGTAAAAAGCTTAGATCTGGAATCTCGTCTTCGTAATATTGCAAACCAAGTCCAAAGTATATTGATTCTGGCCACCTAGCATTATCAAGTGCAGACTTTATTGTTTTAATTAATGTTGGGTCTCTATACGATGCAATAGATATAAAAATACTCATTGACTAATTACTTTCAAAAAACAATATGTCAGATGGGTTATGATCTGTTGGTGCCTGCTCAGCTGGAACGTCATCCTCTATATCAAAAGTAAACCAAGCTGGCATTGTATACCTTGTTCCATTATTAAAAGTAGAGATAGAATGTTTGTATCTGCTTGGAAACAATAGTAAGTCACCTACTCCTGGTTTTATTGATAGATCAAATTCTGGAAACTCAATTTCTCCACCATCAAACTTATCACTTAGATAAACTATTGATGTTATGTTGTATTTATAAAATCCGCCTGCAATAGCTGGCTTGCCACTTGGTGTCTCTGAATCACTATGAAGTGGCATAGCACTTCCAAGCAACATGTCCCACTTTGTGAAATGAACAGGGATTATTGGATTGCTGTTAATAGATATCCCATACCTATCAACATAATTACGATTAATTTCTTCAAGAATCATTCTTTGATACATGTTCATTATTTCTATTACATATGTATTATCAATTTCATCTTGATATATGTTGCCAGATTTATCAAATGATGACAGATAGTCTGTTAGCCTATTTGCATCTGACTCCATCATAAATGATTTTATTTGAGTTATACCGCTTTGTGAGTAACCAATTTTATTGTACTCATTCATGAAAACTTCATATCCCATGAATATATTATACCCTACTCAGCCAACCACTCAATTAGATCTGGATTGTCTTGAATGATTACTAAAAAAGCGTTCTCAAATATACTAATAAAGTGATGCTCCCACTTTTCATATTCAGATTTTTTGTTGGGTATTGTTGTTCCTTCAAAAATCATCCTTGCTGCATGAAGTATTTCATGAACAACAGTGACCTTTTGTTTGCTATCGCTAATATCACTAGCAACTACTATTAGATTTCCTTGATCTAACGTATATCCATAATTATTATCATTTAGCATACCGTCTTCTTTTGGATTGCGATATTCAATGGTAAATACCTGTGGGCCAATCTTTACCTCACCTGGCTTCTTTATAACTGGCATATAGTCTCCTATTCTTCCTGATATAGTGTAGCAAATGTTTCTGGGAATGCCTTGTGTGCCAAATCCTTGACTGCTAGAGCATATTGCTGAATCTCCCATTGGGCATCATGCTCAAGTCTTTGGTCAAGAAATGTTAGCACACCCTGGAGGGATACGGTCCAACGCCAACGTACGTACATGCCATAGGCAGGTAGAAATAGACGTGCTATTTCTGGTGCAATGCCATCCTCAAGGGCTTGGTGATAGTTGTCAACACCAAGAACAATTGCCTCACAAAGCCTACTAAAATGCTTTTCTCCAAGCTTCTCGTCTATTGGATCTCCAGATCCCTGCTTGCTGTTCTCAGGCTTGGATCGCCACTCATGGGGCAATGGGACATAAAACTTCTCTTCCTCAGTAACATATCTACGTGATGACTCATTCCAACCGTTTTGCTCATCCACATGAGTAGATGCCACCGCATACTTCCACCATTGTCGTGCTACAAAAAGTGGGGCATAAACCTCAAAAGTAAGTGCAGCATGTCTAAAAGGACTAGTATGCTGTTCACGGATAAGAAAGTTTATTAGCTTTGCATCTTTGACAGAGAACTCAGTAGACTCTTTATCATAGGAAACTCTGGCTGCATTAACAATACTAAGATCATCTCCTAATGTGTCTACAAGACGAACATAGCCCTCATCCAAAACGCTGATTGGCTCTGGAAAGCTTTTAATTATAGTTGTCATTCTGACATCCTTTCATAAGCTAAAATATCTTTAATTATTTTAATTAGATCAAAACGTGGCTCCCAGCCAAGTGATACTAATTTGGTAACATCTGGAACTCTTCTTGAAATTTCTGTGTATCCAGGATAAGCAGAGTCGTATGAAACATACTCTATCTCTGACTTAGAGCCTGCATACTTTATAACAGTCTTTGCTAATTCATTGATTGAAACTTCTTCTGGATTACCAATGTTATAGACTTCGCCATAATTGCCGTGATCTATGACTGTTAAAATTCCAGAAATGGCATCTTCGATGTGGCAGAATGATCTAGTTTGGTTTCCATTACCATAAACAGGTATTGGAGAGTTGTCTCTTGCTGCAGAAACAAACCTAGGAATTACCATGCCGTACTTGCCAGTCTGTCCTGGTCCTGCTACGTTAAATAGTCTACCAATCTTTACCTTAAGGCCAAACTTTTTATTTAGTAGAATTAAAGATCTTTCGCTAATTGCTTTTGATTCAGCATATCCCCATCTTTGATCCCATGTAGCACCAATTACTCTGTTTGCATCTTCAGCCAATGGAACCAAAGTATTTAGTCCATAAATCTCAGAAGTTGATGCAAAAAATAATTCCTTATTGTGCTTTAGACATAGCTCAGCTATTTTTTTTGTTCCCTCAGTATTCTGATATAAAGACTCGTATGGATAGTCAAAACCATTCTTCATACCAACGATTGCTGCCAGGTGAATAACCCTATCAGAAGACTCTACAACTCTATCTAGCATGTCATATGTTGCAATATCTGCCTCTATGAAGGTATGATCAAAACCATTCTTTCGTGAGCTAGTTGACAAATTATCAATAATTGTTACAGTATGCCCTATGCGATAAAGGTGTTTTGCTAGGCTATAGCCAATAAATCCATATCCACCAGTAATAAGATATTTCATTAAATTCTCTCACAGTCAATGACCTGCATATTATTTAGAATTGATGTATCAAAACCATCATGCCTATGTACAACAATTACCAAATCTGTTTTAGAATCAATGTTTTGTGATTCAGTGTTCCTGTATTTTTTAACCACATCATCGTGCCAGTAAGTATTTGCACCAAGACTATTCAATCTATTTAATAGCTCCAGGCCCTGAGAGTTTGTAGTATACTCAACATTTGGCTTATATGAAATTCCAACAATACAAATTTTTTTATTGTTTACTGTGCCCAGCCTATTTATCGCTAATGATATAAAATAATTAATTGCCTTATCATTTACCGACAAGGCCTTGTCTATCATTCCTGCCTCAATACCCAGCTCAGCTGTAGATTCCAGTATAAAGGTTGGATCTACAGGAATGCAGTCACCGCCTGCACCTAGACCAGGCCTAAATGAACTAAATCCAAAAGGCTTTGTGTCTGCTAATGAAATAACACTGTTAACATTAATGCCAAGCTTATCAAGGATCATAGCATATTCATTAATAAAAGATATATTTATTAGCCTGTACGCATTTTCTAAAAGCTTTGCAGCCTCAGCATCTTCAACCGATCCAGATAGAACAACCTCATCAATAAAGGTTTTATAAAAATCTTCTGCTCTATCTCTTGCCAGCTCTGTTATTCCAGAAACTATTTTTGGTGTGTTGGATATATTCCAGCTATGGCCCCCAACATTTATTCTCTCTGGAGAATATGCAAGTTCAAAATATTTACTGCTTTCTTCTAAAACCCTATGAAGTCTGCGTGTTGTTCCAATTGGCACCGTAGACTCTATGATGACTAATGCACCATCTTTAATGTTTTTAGATATTGACTTAATTGCATTAAAAACATAGGCTGAGCTTGGCAATCCTGGCTTTGCTACTACGGTTGGCACACATACAACCAAAATATCTGATGACTTAATATCTGAATAATCAGATGAGACTGGATAGTCTACGGTATCAGACAGGCTTTGCACTAGTGCTTGATTAACATCAATACCAATTACAGAATGCTTTTCAGACCTAGCTATCGCATCTGATAAAGATCTTCCAACAATGCCCTGACCAATAACCGCTACCTTAGACACTACCTACCCCAAAACTGCTAGAATGTCTCTATATGGCAAGATTAGATATGACTTGCCGTTTTCTGAATACTCAGTGCCACTAAACTTTGCAAATGCTACCTTATCGCCAACGCTAACGTCTGGAACCATTAAAACACCATTATCTAGTTGAAGACCTGGCCCAACTGCCACAACAATTGCCTCACTAGGCTTTTCATCAGAAAGGCCTGGAATGATAAATCCAGAAGAAGTTGTTTTCTCTTCCTCTTTAATTACCTCTACAACGACCTTATCATAAAGTGGTTTAATCATTATAAATAATCTTTCTTAGATTGTATAAAGAGATATACATGTTTTCATATCCCTTAGCATTATTTGTAAGTGTATTATAAATACGCTCTCGCTCTTTTTCTTGACCAGCTCTGAAGGCCTGTGCTACAAATTCCATATCTTCAGGGCTACTAGGTGTTGCTAGGCCAACTGAATACTCAAACTGTCCCAAGTCTCTCAATTCATAGTCTATGTCTGGAATGCTCATTTATACATTTTACACTAAAATGCAAAATATGTCAAGCAGCAAGTAGATTAATTTTATCTGGCTGGAATCCAGCCCAGTTGCCAGCCTCAGAGATTACAACAGGTGCTGACTGAAACCCCATCCCCAGGATCATTTGCAGTGCTTGCTCATCCTGAGTAATATCAACGGTGTCATACTTAACCCCAATTTTGTCCATATATCTTTTAGTCATGTCGCACTGGACACACGATGGCTTTGTATAAACCGTAGTCATTTGTTGCTCCTTTTCAATTAGTGTATCTATTATACCGATTTGTTTTGGCTTTATCAAGCCTAATTATTACGTTTTGGTAACAGGACAACCTTGCCCTTCTCTGGAATGTATAAAAATCTTATTCCACTTTCCGTACAAGTCCTAATAGCATCCTCAAAACTATTTACTAAGGTATCTCCTGCTAAATTAAATGATGTATTTAGTATCATTGGAATACCTGTTTTATGATAAAAAGATTCTATCAATCTATAGTAGTTTTCGTTATCAGACAAAGACACTGTTTGTATTCTGGAAGTACCATCATTATGCTGAAGTGCAGGTACAAGATCACGCTTATCTAGCTTTGCCTCTACTGCGTACATCATATGAGGACTTGACACTAAGCTAGCCATATCAAACCAAGCATGTGCATGCTCTTCTAATACGCTTCCAGCAAATGGTCTAAAGTATTCTCTTTTCTTAATTGTATTAACAACATCTCTACCATTTGGATCTCTTGGATCGTATAGGATTGACCTATTACCCAATGCCCTGGGACCAGATTCCGCTTTTCCTTGATAAATGGCAACAATGTTTCTATTTGCGATTAGCTCTGCTACCATGTCTGGGGTAGCATCATACATTGATAGATCATTGCTAAAACTATCATAAGAATAGTCTGCACCCTTGCCAAGGTATAGCCTATTGATCGGAGCTATAGACTTGTCCTGTGATAGTTCACGATAAACAAATAATGCTGCACCTATTGCGGTTCCAGAATCAGCAGAGTTTGGCTCTACGTAAAACTCAATGTCTGGGAAAGCCTTAAGATACTTATAGTTATTGACACAATTTAAGAAATACCCCCCACTCAGACATACCTTATTTAATCCTGTGGTCTCTATGGCCCTTTTAATGAGCATTAAGGATGGTTCTAGGCTGTCATGTTGGACTCTATAGGCTAAATCCTCATTGCTGATATCTGCCTGTAGAATTTCCTGGTTAGCTATGCCATTAGTGAATGCTCTTGGATGCTCTGGGTTGTCGGTGCCATAGGCAGACAGCCCCATGACTTTTCCTGCATTATGATAGCTGTTAAAAATCTTGATACCAGTTAAGCTAAACAGCTTTCCAATACTAACATTGCTATCTAGCTTATTGATTTCATAAGAGGTTGGGACATCTAGATTACATCTAGAAAAATATGTCTTAGATTCCACATCCTGGACAAGCTTTTGATCATATTCAGATACTGTAAGCTGTCTAATAAGATTTTTATAGATTGGAGTAATTTCACTACGACTTGCAGAAAATATTGTTTCTGTTTCTCTATAGAGATATTCACTATCTATAAAAGATTGACCTGCACCGTCTACAACGAGTACTGCTGCATTTTCAAAACCAGAATTGTAGAATGCAAGTGCTGCATGAGATAGGTGATGATCCCTAAAATTGTAGGTGTTATACTTCTTATTGTTTTCAAAATGTTTATATAAGCCAGTAGAAAGCATGAGCGATGAAAAAACAGCATCAGCATCTATCTCGTGTGGAAATGCTCCAACAAATACAACATGTTCAGGGTCATACAACCTCATAGCCTCTGCAAAGCTATTTATAACTCCAGTCGTATGCTTTGTATGGGTATAGCGTTCTTCTTCAGCATAATAAATTACTTGACCATTCTCAATAACGCAAACGCTTCCATCGTGTGAAAGATTAACCCCCATCACTCTCATCAGTAAAGCACCATACTATCTACGCTAAATACCTCAGCTGCCGTTGTGTTTATAAATCCACCCCTCCAGGAATCGTGGGATGCAACTTGCTCTGCCCACTCTGAAACATTTGAGTACTCCGCTATTGCATCATACTTTTGAAAAGCAAAATCGGTTATGTCAACATATAAGTTAGGATTAAAGTTTTTATATTTAAGATTGTATGGATATGAATTCATGTGCCATACATCTACTGGCTGGTTTCTTCTTATTATTGATACAATTTCGTTGCAGGCTCTATGATCTTGATGCCAGTCCTCTTCCCAGTGAGTAATTATTAAATCTGGTTTAATTGACTTTACAATCTCATCTATGGAAGATATTGTTTGACTATTTACAGCAAATCTTGGATTTTCTAATGAATATATTAGTGGGGTATATCCAAGCACTTTAGAAGCATTATCCAAATACTTTACATGAGGAACATTGCCAACCATAATTAGATTAGTTACTGATGCACCTTGGCTAATCATCTTTGCCACAGTACCGCCACATGACAACTCTAGGTCATCTGGGTGTGCTGATACAACTAAAACATTCTTCATAGCTATAGTATATCTAACCGATAGCTAAAAGTCAATCCTCATCTGCCAATCTTTCATATGCCCAGCCAAGGACAGCTGCTGCAATCTGATCATCTGATAAATCCTTCTCCTGGATTAATAGCCTAAGCCTTTCAAATATAGCAATTCTTTCTGCCTGTGCTCCAAGGAAATATAGGTCACTAGCTGATCCAGATATCTTAGTTAGCACTATCTCAGCAACTTGTCTGATTTCTTCCTTGCTTTCCATTTATACATTATATCAGTGTTATAATTAGTTGTAATATGTCAAATACAGTTGAATTCCAAAGGTATAAGGAAAAGATGGGCTGTGCTGACTGTAAAAAACTTTACCCACATTATGTCTTAGAATTTGATCACAGACCTGGCGTTAAAAAAATAGACGTTGTCACCAGAGTTTTAAAGAAGTATGGCCCTGAAAAAGCATGGGCAGAAGTTAAAAAATGCGATGTTGTCTGTGCAAACTGTCACAAAATTAGAACATATCAGCGTGAGCATGATGTATAATGGTAGTGTCGAAAGCTAACTATGATAATTATTGATGACTCTTTTATTTCTGAAGACTACGTGGCTATGACTCAAGAAGCTATTCTCTCTGACACTAGACCAATTTTTTGGACTTTGAATCAACAGACCAACGTTCCAGATGAAGAAAGTGTTTACGCTGTTCCAGATAAAAATACGCAGAGTGCCGTTCAATTTGTATCTCATGTAGACAAAAATCATCCACTTTATAATGGAATATTTGGAATATTTAATTCATTTGTGAAAAAGCATGGTATTGATTTTGCAGAAATTGTGAGAATTAAAATAAACCTAATTCAGCCTGGACCAAATCCAGATGCTAGCAAATATCATATGCCTCATGTTGACTCAGATTCTGAACACAAAGTTTTTATATATTACGTAAATGATAGTGACGGAGACACTATATTTTTTAATCAGGTTGCAGACGGACATAAGCCTGAAAAGTTTACTGTTATGAATAGAGTTTCCCCAAAGCGTGGACGTGGAGTAGTCTTTGATGGATCAATATATCATGCATCGTCTTCACCAATTGAGAATCAGTATAGATGTATAATTAATATTGATTTTGTTTAATATTAAAAGTTATTTCTAGAGATTTTAGAAATAGTTTTTCCAAACTCAGCAAACAATGCCTTGTCTGTTTCTCTTTCAACAATTCTACGTGCCCAAGAGAATCCTGCATCTCCACCCCAGGCAAGCCACATGATGTATCCGTTAGAAGGATTGGCCGTATTGCCCCAGTCTTTACCCTTCTTGTCTACTTCGTGACGTGAGAAGTACGAGTACATACGCTTTACTGTGCTGAGCGAGAGTGTCTCTCCATTAGCCAGCTGTCTAGCTCTAGTCCATCCAACGGCAGTTCCTGCACCTGTGGCCTTGCCATCTTCCTTAAACTTAATAGCACGACGAGCAGCAGCCCTGGCACCAGCAGGAGGAGAATACCCCTCTGCCTTTTCCACATTTTCAATATCATATATAACATCATCATCATCTTCCCAAAGATCGTCAAACTTTTCTGCTGGAACACAGTTTGGAACCATTCGTCCACCGTCTCCAGGCTTCATGCCACGCTGAACGTATCCATCCCAGCACGGTGCTTGCTTGTCTATTGATTCATTTTTTTCACTCATTGTGTGTTCCTCCATATCAAACTCTTTTGCATCTAAGTACATCATACCAATGCTATATGCTGTTGGCTCCCAGCCAGATCCGCTATTAGTAAATATTCTAACTGACATTGCTGGATTTTCTGGTGGCATAGACTCAAGTGAGTAGGCAGACCCAGGGGTTCCAAGGGTACCACCCTCCCACATAATGTGCTCTACAACACCATGAATGACTCCTTCGCTTGTTTTTCCCATAACAAAGCTTCCCTCTGTTATTGAATTCTTCTTAAGCTTAGGGTCTTTAATTTCTGTTCCTGGCCATGCTTGTGGATTTTTAATGCCCACTCCGCCACCAGAAGTTACTACGTCTTTTGATTCGACATTTCCCTCAGACTGATTAATAGCAAAAATTTGATTGGCTGCTTCTTCTTTAGTGTTGTGACAACCCATGACAGTACCATCATCTTTTACAGCAGGGTAGCCCGAACATCCGTATGAACCCTTTTCTCCGACATGATATGGCATAATGATATTATACACTATTCTGCAATATATGTGCCAGAGATATGGAAGTTATCTGCAGCATTTAGGGTAAATGGTACATTATAAGTAAATGGGTTTTGCTTGCCATTTGAGGTAGTTGTTAGTAGCGTGAGAATGTCGCTACCAGCAAGCACATGACCTAGGATAGCATATTCATCTCCAGTAGAGGTGTCGTGGATACAACCATCAGACATTAAATAATTATACTTAGATACAAATGGGAGCCTAACGTAGTATTGTCCTTCACCAAAGTTTGTTATGTTGTCCATGTCGACATCTACATTGAAGTGAACAAGGTTATCAAATCTGGTCCAGGCACCAGAAAATAGAGGTGCTCCATTAAAGGTTGGCTGAATAGCCCCTACACCAGTTGTTCCCCCATCAATTATCCAGGTTCCGTTCTCTGTATTAGCACTAGCACCAATTGATGGATGAGTAAACCTAGCCATTATGAGCCCTTTTCTAGCTTAGTCTTTAGCACTGCAACCTTCATGCCAGATGAACTAGAAATAGCATACAACGCCTCTTGTCCTGGCAACTCAAAAGAGATAGAGTGATTGGGCAGAATTCTAAAGCCATAGTCTGTAGATGTAACACCATCAGAACCAACATAAATATATCCAGAGTCATTTACGTTTTGAATAGTTATATCCATACCAGAATGTATGCCATCTGGAGTTAGTCTAGTTGATTGAGATGTTGATAAAGTAATTAAAGAGTGAGTGGCCATGGTGCTATTATACCACGTAAATAATAAACCCCCACACAGCGACCATGGCGTTGCCCAGCATAAAATGGTAACTACTCATCCTAAGATAACAAAAGTTGCCTTGCCCTGTGTGGGGACTCTTTAATTATACACTAATTAATAGCGATCTTCTTTGGCTTCTTTTCTTCTGGAACACGCTTGTACAAATCAATGTACAGAATTCCATCAATCATAGATGCCCTGTCTACCTCAAAATATTCTGGCAGACTGAATGATCGTGTGAACTTGCGACCAGCAATGCCCTTATAGACGTAGTTGGCTCCCTCGTCCTCTTGACGCTCACCCTTAACGGCTAGCACATCCTTCTCTACTGAGATGTCAATGCCATACTGATTGAATCCAGCAACAGCAAACTCAAGGACATAGTGTTCGTCCGAGATCTTGTTGATGTTGTATGGTGGGTAGTTGGATGTGTAGCTAGATGCGAAAGCCTTATCAATTTCCTGAGTAATGCTTCCGATGCCGAGAGAGCTAAAAAAGTTCAGATCTCTTCCTGCGTGTGGTGTACGTGTGTATACCATATATATCATCTCCTTATATTAAGCGAGTTAATTGCCCCCAATTGGCAGGCATATACATTATAGCATATCTACCAGGTCCAGCCAAGATCAGACTGTCTTTTTATTACTGCGTCCCTAAAGTCTGCGTAGCTATTTGATAGCTTTATAAGGAAATCTCTATCTATCATGCTATACTTCAAAACAATTTCTTCGTATCTTTCATGATTTTTAGAGCTATTGGCAACTATTTTATATTTATCATTAGCATCTTGTAAGAATATTTTTTTTACAATAGCTTCTGCATTTTTATTTACAACATTAATACCTAGGCTACTAGCTAAATTCTCTATAGTTTTTTCCAGGTTGTCTGATAGCTGCTCAAATAGTATCGGATAAATTGTGTCAACACTCTTTGATGCTGCAGCATAAAAATCTATATACTGCTTGGCGTTATTCTCAAATAGATACGGCTTTATTTCAAGACCTTGCATTATTGTTCCAAGTATAATTGCAGAAGGAATACAGTCTTTTGGATCTCTTAAAATAGTTATTACTGGAATGTCTGACCTAAGCAAAAGTTCTATTTCGTGATCATTATATCCGTCTTGATAAAATTTTTCTAGGTCATACCCAGTTAATCCCTGTGAATATCCAATAACTCTTCTTAAAAAGTGTGTGCCAGATCGTGGAAACGCCACAACGCATGGGTTTATCATATATCTCCTAAAAACAAAAAATGGGCTATATATAATTATACAGCCCACTTAATGCTATTTAGTTTACTTTTTAGTTGTTGGCTTCTTTGTAGCTGGCTTCTTTGCAGCTGGCTTCTTTACATCTGCGGAAGCTACCTTGCCTGTTCCAGCAGACCCAGACGCAGCCTTAACTGCCTCTTCCTGAATCTTAGTGGAAACAGATGTTGCAACAGCTTGTGCCACCAAACCAAATGCTGGGTCCTTCTTGTTTACCCAGCGAATTAGTGTTGGTACTGCTGCTGCCCAAAGACCATTAGCAACAGTTAGCCACTCTCCAGTACCGAAGTCTAGAGGTGATGCTAGGCCAGAATTTGCCATGGTAGTTGTTACCAGTGCTAATGCTACACCTAGCAGGTTTCTTAGATATGAATCTAGAGCTGCCTTTAATTGATTACTCATTTATTTTTTTCTCCTTGTTTACCATAATACTTGACTAGCTATTTGATTATAGTGTAGGTGGCATAGGTCAATCAGCTTACCCTCAACAGTCTCAAACTGATCTTCCGTTTCAAGTTCACAGGAAGATATCTCGCATACACGATATAAATATTCCTCAACCTGTTGTCTTGACTTTAAGCCTAACATATTATCACCTAGCTAGTTTACCATATCTGGATTTGTGTTTGGCAAAAACTTAATAAGCCTATTATATGCCTCTTGAATTTTGCCAGTATCTGAGCCTTCCATAGCCCCATGCAGTTCAACAATAGCTTCTTGGACCTCTTCAATATATCCAAAAGCCCATTCTCTAGATTCAGAAATAAATTTTAAGAATCCATCTGTTTGTTGAATTTCCAGGGACTGAGAATACTCAGAAAGCTTTGTCAGTTGATCAATAAGTGCCATCCTATCAATCTCAAACTGAATAATGATATTAGACAGCTTGCGTGTCTTTAAAAATGAAATCAGGTTGCCAATAAATAGCAAAATAATTATTACAGATATAGATATATAAACCAAGATATCAGCCATTAGCTTGCCTTTCTAAATGCGTAACCCAAAAGTATTGACACTTATCGCAGCAAGGGTTAGCATTATCGTGGACAAAATCCATATAAAACTCTGGATCTTTTCTATACAGGTTAGCTCTATGAGATTCTGTGATTCTGTCTAGAATTGCACTATCCTCATACCACCTTGGCATGCTGTGTTCCCAATTCATAGCGTATTTGCTGTGTAGCTCAATAAGGTTTGATTCATTCTTATCAGTCTTAATTCCCCTACTACGTGCCTCAACTACCATATTAGCCACATAGTCATAGAGAGCATCCTGATATCCATTCCACATCTTTACAGCAGGATGGTTCCGCCAGGCTGCACGTGGATCTGGATTATGCAAGACCTTAAGGATCTGATATCCTTCAAGAATCTGCTTATTCAAACGTTTTGAGTCTAGTGCCTGGGCAGACTGAGCAAAACTCTTATAGGGTAAGAATGTTTGCATTATTCTTCTACTCCGCCTTCTCTTACTAGCAACACGATTGCTCCATTATCTTCTAGTGCCTTTTTTATCTTAGACATATATTCTACAGCACGACGCTTATCTTCGTCAAGTAGCGACATGAAAACTTTTTCATTAGCTATAACTGTAAGAAAGTATTCATTGTCCATAATGTCTAGATAAAAGCCTTTTGGTGCGTGATGTGCCAAAGACCTCACTGCAGTCTTCATGTTATCTGTATACATAATTACCTAACATCTGTTGTTAAAGACTGCCATTTTTCAGCCCATACTTGCTTATTACGATGACGGTTAAATTCCCTGGAAATAGCTCCACCCTCAAGATATATGCCACCCCAAACACCCCATTCCTTTTGAGAAACGCCAACAGCAAAACACTGCCTTGCTACTGGACACTCTGAGCATAGCTTATCAATAGCTGGTCTCAGAGCTAAATCCTCCTCATATTTATCAAAGAATAGGTTAGTATCGTAGTCAACACAGTCTGCATCGTTTTTCCATGCATTCTTGTCCATACTACCTCACTAGTCTGTCAGGGATCTCCCAACCGCTAGCAGTTACCGTATAACGCTTTTGCAGGTGCCACTTACCCTTGTAGAAAATGCCGTTTGGGTCAGTCCAAGCAGCATGAGATGGGGTCCTGTGTAGAACATCCCAACCATCCCAAAACAAAGACTTGTTAGATGCAACAATCTTTTCCATTTTTGAGAGTGATTTAATTATCATTGTAATTGTCCTTACTATATGATAAACCTGACAACATACCTTGTAGTCAGCCTAGTATCTGTATACTCCAACTGGCACATCCTTAGATTCTGCCAGGTGTACTAAATCAGATACTGATTCTTTTGGTTTGCTGAAGAATGCAAAGTAGTCAACAGCAGAAATATTTTGCTTAATCCAGCTTGGTGGAACCTTAAGCACACGAATCTTAATTCCATTTGCCTTAAGAGTTCTTTCTGCAATATTTGCAAACTCCAAACACATGCCATTTATATTAGCAGGTCCAGCAGAATAAAGCAATATCTCTGAATCATTTTCATCTTTTGTTGTTAATGCAACATGCATTGCTCGCAAAAATATATTGCTGTAGTCTGAGAAATTACGAGTTCCCTGAACTCCTACGATCATCAGCCTTCCCTTCTGTTAGCTTCTGTACTATAAAAAACATCTTGTCCAATTGTACCTTATCCATGCCCATTGTGTCAACTGGTTTTGCTGTTTCTTGATCAACATTGCCATCAACAAGGTCTGCACAATAGAACTGATTATCTTTAATCCAATAGGCCCTGCCATCCAAAAACATAACCTTAAGAGAGTTGCGGTCATAGTGGTTGGTTGCCTGGGTCCTAAGCTCTGGCTTAAAACTATTTATATTATTAGATATATATAAGGCTGTTCTAATAAGATCAAAAGTCCTGCTTTGGCTATGTTCTGGCTTAAAGTAAAATATATTTTTGGGAGTATTTCTAGCAATAAGCATTGCAGAGGTCATGACTATAATGCCAGCAACTAAACCAATCAAATACTCCATTTAGATCTCCAAAAACAATTATACTATTATTCTTTGGACATTAGGCCAATAATTTGCTTTAGGTTTAAAAGCTGTTCAGCATTTAGGGTATCAGTGTGTGCAGCACTAAATGCTTTTTCGGTAAGCCTTACTGTTGGACTATCGTCTGTAAGATCAATCTCTAAAAATCCATTTTGCCACAAAAACATGATTTCAGAGTGAACATAGTTCATAAGTCTTTTATGTAGTGGTGGAGAGAACTGTGCCAACTTCTCAGTAAAAGTATATAGCATTTCTCCAGAGTTCATATCCATTCCTGCTGGTTCTACCGTGCCATTAAGAATCATAGACTCTAAAATATTTTTATCTTTGCTCATATCTTCTTCCCCATTTTACAAAATTCCATCCACGTTCATGAAAATAATAAAGTACTGTTTTTGTTAAAACTTCTAGCGATGCAATTGATGCAGCAGCAACTGGCTCTTTAGTAATTAACCAGGATATTAAGAATGTGTCTGCTGTCCCAATAATTCTCCACGAGATGGCCTTAGCAGCAGACCTAGACCTTGTTACATTCATATGCCCATCTCTTTTCTTTTCTGAGTAGCAGAGATTGCCTGTATTTCTGGTGGCAAATCTACATGTTCAATCTTATATCCAACATCACGTCCATAAACAATGTTTGTGATATTGGGCAAACGCATTACCAGGGTAGCCCCATCATGTTCGATATCTTTATATATATATCGTTCAACTTCTTCATAAGTAAGCGGATCCTTTTCTGAAGTTCCATAAGTATTTCTAACTCCCACTAATACCTGGCTGGTCCTCTTATGTGCCTCATTTTTCAAAGCACTATGCCCCTCATGCCATGGCTGGTACCTTCCAAGCTGAAGGGTTGTTGGTGCTGACCAATCAAACAGCTCTGCTTCTTTAATTACTAAGGCTACCTCTTCTTCTACAGTAAGCCCATCCTCAATCCTAAGATCACATACTGCTGGATTTTGCCAAATAGAGTCTGTATCCTCAAACCTACTCTTATCAATTCTATCAACCCAAATTAAAAAATCCTGGTATCCAAAAGCTTTTCTTGTTTCAACAGTTGGGCAAACAAAATCAACAATCACTGTTTTTCCCTGATTAGATAGTAGTTCTGCTATAGCACCAAGCCTGCGAGCATTCTCTATTCTATCCTCAATACTAAAGCCAAGATCGGAGTTTATAGAGGATCTAACTTCATCTGCATTTAGGTGTATGGCATCTACCTTTTCTAGCAATGCCTTAGCAAGGGTAGTCTTACCGCTGCCTGGTAAACCAATAATTTGAATAATCACAACTATCCCTTTTGTGAGTTTAGTCGTGCCTTAGCAAGTGCTTCAAAGTCTTTTACCTTAGTATCCCCTAAGTATCCCCAGGCATAGCCCTTCTCAATCATCTCATTATTGATTGAGTTTCCAGATCCATCCAGGTATACCCAGCCAAGAATGCGACCATACTTTTCAGATGAGTCCATCTTTTCGGTCTTAATCACAACAGTCTTGGCAGCCTTGATGGCCTTCTTTAAGTATTCTTTAGACTCTAAGCCAAGGGCCTTTTCAGCCCTGTCAGATGTACGTGACTCTGGAGTGTCAATGCCAGCAAGGCGTACACGGCTCTGGAATAGGATATCAAATCCTAGATCAATCACAACGTCAATGGTATCACCATCTACTACGTTAGTCACTTCCTTAACAAAATATTCATACATTAGTTTTCTCCTACTAAACGATTTTCAACCAATCGCTCTCGCTCGTCAACAAACTCAAAAGCAAACTTCATCATATTCTCATAACCGATTGAACTATTCATTATCTTGTCGTAGTGATGAGAGCAAAACAATAGCTCTCCTGTAACCCCTGTAACTTTTACATAGGCCTGTGCTGAGCATTCAGCATCACAACGATCAGAAGCAGTTAAAGTCCATTCTTGGGTTTGAATCATTACTTTCCTTTGTCAGTTGAATAAAATCCGCCACCATTAAAGGTAACTCCTATAGAAGAGTATACCCTATTTAAAGGAATATTGCAAGACTGACACTGTGGAACAACTTCTTTGTCAGCAATGCCCCTGGAAATAGTCTCAGAGGCATCGCATGACTTACACTTATATTCGTAAATCGCCATTATGGTAGCTTAATAACCTGTCCTACGCCAATTGAATTTACATTAGTAATCTTGTTAAGCTTTGCTAGAGCATCTACGGTTGTCCCATGTTTCTTAGCAATCTTGCTAAGAGTGTCACCAGATGCGACAGTATAAACCTTTGCTTTGGCAGCAGGCTTTGCTACTGGCTTAGCAAGTGTCTTCACAACAGGCTTGGCCACTGGCTTGACAATTGGCTTAGCGACAGGCTTATCCTCTTTTACGCCATCATCAGCAACTGGGGCATCTTCTGGAGTGGCCTCACCAGCAAATCCCTTTGCCTTTTCTGCCTGAATGAGTGCCTTTGTGAACTCAATTGGCTCAACAAAGCCCTTTCCATCAGCAGACCAGCCATGGTCCTTGCCCTTCCAGATCTCCCAGTGTAGGTGAACACCAGTTGACATGCCAGAAGTTCCCATCTTACCTAGAACCTTTCCAGCCTCAACCTTGTCTCCAGTCTTGACCTGTAGAGAACCCTTCTCAAGGTGTGCATACAGGTGACTGTACCATTCGCCATCAATTAGTGATGCGATCTTTACGTAATAACCAAATCCGTCTGGTTCCCCATTAGACTTCTTTTGCTTTGATGGTCCAGCATACATGACCTTGCCTGGAAATGCTGCTTCAATATAAACTGGTCCCTTTGAGTTACCAGGAATGATGTCAGTACCGTTGTGGTGCTTCTTCTCATTCTTTACTGGGTGGATTCTCCAACCCATCTTGCTCTTTACCTTCCAGGCTTTTCCTGGAATTCCGTCAATTGGAAATTGATACTTAGCCATATGTTACTCCTTATTCTGTTCCGTCTGACATTCTTGGGTTTTTTAAATGATGATACCAATGTGGCATAGAATATCTTGTTCCAGACCTTATTGGCATAATCTCATGTACATACAAGAAATTTGATGGGAAAAATACAATACTTCCAGCCTCTGGCTTTATCTTAACGTTAGACTGCCTAAACTCTATCTCTCCACCCTCATAATCATCATTTAGGTATGATACTGTAGAAATTAGTCTACTGCTTACCCCCAAATCTTGGTGTGCTGGCAGGTGTCCACCATCAGACTCGTATCGCAAAATACCATCCATTGGCTCCTCAGACTTTACAGCATTTTTAGCCCATGGATATAACACTGTGCTATAGTGCTCAAATGCTCTGTCTAGTGAGCCATATAATGCATCAGCAATTGTAACTAAATCATTTTTATAAAAGTCATGCTCATCAATTTCATTATGACGATAAATATAAAACTTATAGTTAAATGGTTTTGGCATGTGATCATCCCACCATGGCTCCCAGTCACGAACCCTGGTAAAGCTATCTCCATGCTCTTTTGCATCATATCTATCACTCAGCTTCTTGACCAAGCTTACAATCTTTTTAGAATCTGGAATAATATTTTTATAATATACCAGCCCAAGGTCAAGAACTTCAAAGTCTAGGCTCACAGCTACCTCACTATCTTTGTTTTGTATGTCTGTTCCCACTTAATTATATCATGCTCGTCGTTAAGTAGTGGCTGCCCCTTAATGTTTAGGCTAGTATTAAGCAATACTGGAACACCAGTTTCGCTATAAAACTTTTCCAATACTGCGTACAGGCCAGGGTGCTGATTGCGTGTCACTGTTTGAACCCTAGAAGTTCCATCAACGTGAACAACTGATGGAATAATATCTGGCTTTAAGCATTTAGGGGTATACTGCATATATGGAGACTCGTAGTCCATATTAAACCACTCAGAGGCATGCTCTGCCATTACCACAGGAGCAAATGGCCTAAAAAGCTCACGTTTTTTAATTTTATTAACCTTATTTTTGATATCTGGGTCTCTTGGATCAGCCAGGATGCTTCTATTTCCTAGTGCACGTGGACCAAACTCTGCCTTACCACTTGCCACTGCAGCAATCTTATTTGACATGATTTCATTAAAGATATCGTCTACTGGATATTCTCCACCAAGATCATATCCAAGGTATGGCCCTTGCCAATCCAAGTGTTTTCCATATAGGGCAGCTGCAGCCCCTAGCGAGCTTCCAGCATCTCCTGGGTTTGGCATAATCCAAACATTAGGGAATATGTCCCATAACATAGTATTTGCCTTACTATTAAGTGCACAGCCACCCATAAAAACTAAATTCTGACTAGGCAACTCTTGCCTAATAATATACATAAAGTCCCAAAGTCTATCTTCATATACAGCCTGTACTGCAGCTGCTATGTCAAACCTATCCTGCTCTGAAATTGTGTCATTCCAGTCAATTATTCCTTTATGAAATCCATATTTTTGTTTATATACAGATGGGAAATATTCTTCAATTTTATTTCGATACTTGTCAGGATTTCCATACCCTGCCATCCCCATCATAATATACTCTTCTTCGTTTTCCTTTAAGCCAATTAGCTGAGTAAATGCAGAATAGAATAATCCAAAGCTGTATGGATAAGACCAAGACCTGTATGGCTTTATGGTATCTTTATCTCCTATCCAAATGCTAGATGTTGTAAATTCTCCAATAGCGTCAAGCACAACAATTGTTGCATCTTTAAATGAGCTTGTATAATAACCTGCAGCTGCATGAGAGTAATGATGCCTAAATGCCTTATCGTAATGATGAGTTGGCTTCCAGTCAGATGCTCCACCACTTAGCATAAGCCTTAAATGCTTAAATTTTGGTTTTTCATAATAAGCAATTGTATCTGGCTCACCAAACTTAAGTCCATCTAGCCATAGCTTATCATTGGTATACCAATCATTTTTTTGTTTACTATATCGTTCAGCATGACCAGCAAATAAAATTTTTCCGTCTTCAATAACAGCTAGGGCAGCATCATGAGACGTTTCATTAAATCCAAGTATTCGCATTAATAAATATACTTTCTTTGCTTTAAATCTTTACGATTTTTAAATTTCCAAATAAGAAACTTAATATACTTAATCACCTAGACCTCCAAACTTTTTATATATTCATTATATATGAAGTTGTAGTAAAAATCATGAACAGCAATTCCAGGATGTGCGTCATCCATGGCCTTTATGAAAAAATCGCTGTATTTATGCTCTGAGTTTTCCTGAGTAAAATTAAAAATGTGCCGTTCTGCATCCTTAATTCTAAATGGCAAAAGTCCCATGGCTGATCTTATATCTCTATTTGGCTTAGCGTTAAAGGTTTTATCCCATGTGAATGCATAAATTTTTGATGGCAATATCCTTCTTAAAAATTTTATTAGCATTAAATTACTAATCAAAAGTTTATTCTTAAAAATCTCTCTTTGATCTAAATTATCAATAGAGGATGATTCTCTTTCTGCGTCTGGAAAGTTAATGAAAATTAAATCTGGAACTCCATAATAATATAGATAGACAAGGATGTTTGACAGTATTTCAGACATCCCAACGCCTGGAGTTCCAAGATTAAAGTATCCAGATGTTTTTTGAGAAGATGAGATTTTTGAATATAATTTATGTGCCCAAGTATATTCTAGTGGAATAGAATCGCCAAATGTTATAGAGCATCCAGCAAAAAGAATATGCAAACCATTGTGCTTGTCTGTAAACTCATCAGATCTAAATCCATAACTATTTAATTTATAAAAGTCTCTAATATCAATCCCCATGCCATTTAGATATTTTTCTAATATATAAACTGCTGAGTCTTTTTGCTTTCCAACATTGGCAAAGCGTCCTTCCTTGTGATTACGATCAAACCCCAGCTCATTTATTAGTCTATCTATTCTTTTTTTGTGTTTTGGAAATTCAAGATGATCAGCTTTATCTTTTTGGTATAGCCTACCTGCTTCATCAATTGGAAGACTTACAAGCTCGCTTGGATCTGGACCATCAATCATTTTGTGCAATAGCCTTTTGATATAAATTAAATGCAAAGTGAGCGTAAAAATCATGCTCTGCTACCCCAGGATGAACGTAGTCAAGACCCTTAAGCATGTGCTCTATATATGGAGAGTCTTGATTATTTTTTATATAGTTATACATATGCAAATATCTTTCATCATAGTCAAAGGTATAAAAGTTATCAAATTTTAATCTAGGATCTTCATACTCATAAACTTGTTCTGGAGCACCATCGTTTACCCTAGCATCCCAAGAAAATGAAATTAACTTAATATTATTTTGAGCACAATAATGGCTAAGCATCATATATGGTGGTAATATATTTATATTGACGACATGCCCCTCAGACTCGTACCCTCGTTCACGATTCAGGTCTGGAAGGTTTAAAAATATAACATCTGGATTACCATACTTAACTATATACTTAAATGTTTGCCCCAATACCTCTAGTACTGTAGCACCATTCATGCCAATGTTAAAATATCCAGAAGTCTTAGTTTCTCTTTCAATCATCTGGTGTGTCTTATATGACCAAGTTTCTTCTAAAAACATAGCGTCACCAAATGTGATTGAACAGCCAGCAAATAAAACGTGTAGACCGCTGTGATCTTTTTTAAACTCGTCAGACCTCAGTCCATTTGAGTTTCTTTTTTTATATAGGTCATAAATTGTCATATCATACTTTTGTAACTCTTTTTCAGTATAGTATATGTTAAATGCCCCCAGGTTAGATGCAAAAAGATCTTTGATATCTCTATTGTCTTTGGTGTAAAACCCAAGTTCTATTGCAATAGAGTTAAGCCTATCAAGCTCTGGAAGGTAGGCATTTCTTTCTATACCGTGCCTTTTATAAAACTCTGACTCATCTTCTTTGGGACTATTTCCAAAAACTTTAGAAAACATTTCCATATTATTCCTTTCTTGTATTTGGATGGTTTCTTGCAGCCCAGAATGCGGTTTCTTCTACTGTGTGAAAGTCAGGATCCGCATGCTCTGGAAGGCTTGTGTGCATATAGAGTGCGGTATGCCTGTGCCCAGCAGTCACTGTTGTTATTCCATGAATGTATTCTGACCCAGCACTTGGGAAAAATACAGCAGAATACTTTTTAGGCTTATACTCAAAATCTTGATTGGGAAAATAAATTATTCCACCCTCATAGTCTTCTGGATCATTTAAATATATAATTGTGCTCCACTCAATAAATGGCTCTGGGTCCTGTGCATCAATATGAAGCCCACCAACCGATCCAGATTGCCAATGTGATCCGAATGCCTTAAAAACATATATTGGATTTACAAATCCATTAAGGTTTTTATGTACATCATTAGACTTATGTCCATACTTAATTAACAAATCCATAACCACTTTGTTATACGGAAATGCTGTTCCACCAAAACGATCCTTGTAATATTCTGGATATGGATTAACCTCTGATGGATTTAATTGCTCATTGATTAAAATCTGAGCATCTTCTGGTGCAATAAAGTTATCTATGATGTGGATTCTATGCATTATGTTCTCCTAATAAATTGCCTTGGTTGAAGCCAAGAATCGTTCTCCACCAATATCTACAAACTTTAACGTATTTGGATCATACAATACATCATCGTTTTGATATGGTATAGGCTTTAGATCATTCTTTTTGAGTCCATGAAACTCTAAAAAGTCTGACAGTTTTCTTTCTTTACCCTGGTAATAGCTATACCTATTATAGCTTATTTCATTTATCAAATTTATGAAATCATTATATTTATGCTCTAGGGAAAATGGGGCATATAAGTTCTCCAGGGTCCTATTCTTTAAGTCAGTATATAGGTCGCTTGGTGCTGAATATATATCAATATTATTACAAAAACACTCAATGCTAAGAAGCTCAGACTCTCCAAAATACTTAGTCTGAATAGGATACTGAATTGAAGAAAATGTTTCTTTAGACCCAAACATAAAATTATTGTCAATTATTTGACTCAGTATAAAGTTATTAGCCTCATACCTGTCTACTGTCAAAAAATATTTGTCTTTTTTTCTATATCTTGAAGTACCTTGACCAGAAACTATAATATTTTTATCAGCAACAAAATCCATCAGCCTGGTATCCCATCCAGGGGTAAAAATTATGTCATCTGTGACCATCATACGATAGCCATCTGGACCATTATAAATAGATTCATGCCTATAGCTTGCAGGACCATACTGATGATCCCAAAAAATATTATAGTAATCTATTGCCTTGGCCTTTATCTTATCCTCTCTTGTTAGAGGATTTTGATCTTTTACTACTACATATGGAACACTGTCAGCAGTGTCAACCATATTTTTTACCATTTCTGGCAAATTCTTTCCTTTATAAGAGTAAACTAATACTGATATCATTCTGGCTGTCATTTTTTATTCTTTGACTCCCCACGAAATATTTTTCTTCTCCACGCAAACCACTTATAGTATCCATGAATTTTTGTTCTGCGACGTTCTGCTGCAAAATCATGTCTCTCAACTTCTTCAGGAGTCTCTATCACCTGCATTCCCCAAGAGTCTCGCTTAAAGGGAATCATTTGAAAAATTGGAGTTCCTTTTGGAATAACTCCACGAAAATTTCTATTTAAAAAGAATGCAACGAATACTGGCAGTCCCCAAATATCTGACTCAATAATTCCAGACTGAACTATAAAAGGCAAGTCATATCTATTCATTGGGTGTGTAACCAATACAGAGTACCCTGGTGGAGTTTCATAATACCAATTCATTTTAAAACCATAATGTATTGGGTGACAATTATTTGGAACTGGTAGCTCTATTGTGGGGCGTTGATCAACAATCATGAAATCGCCCTTCCACCAAAGAATTGGCTTGCCATCATCATCTATGTCAACATGAAGATCATCTTCTAGAGTAAACATATATCCTGCTGTCATAGCATCTAGAAATGGAGGGCACTGCTTTGTTGCTACAACTGCACCATCAGTACCTATATAGTTAACTGGATGCAGGGTCTTTTCGCTATTAGATAGGTTATGCTTAGCAAGACTTTTATACCACTCTGGAACATGGATACTTGCAGGTGTTGGTGCCGTTAGCCTACCACCATGGTCTGGCATAGTGGGAACAAAGCTAATCTTTAAAAGATCATCTTCCAATTACTTATACTCTTTCTTAGAGCGAAACTTATTCTTGTAGCCATTCAAGAAGGTGCTTCTAAGCCATAGCCTCTGATTATCAAACATTTCTCTAGCCTCTTCTGGTGTTTCAAGCTCCATTTCCCAAGATTCTCTTTGGAATGGCACTAACTGTAACATTGGAGTACCTTGCTTGATTACCCCCTTGAATCCCTTCTTTACCAAGAATGACATGTGGCCGTCAGTAGCAAAAGTGTCAGTATCAACAATAGCACTAAATGCCCAAAGCGGTGAGTTGTCTGCGTGATGTGGATTCATAATTAAAGTGCTGTATCCCTTTGGAGTTCTGATTGCCCACATTGGCATTATTCTTAATAATTGCTTATGATAAAGTTCTGGATCAATTGGGTAATTTGCGTACTGTTCTGGAGAATGGTAAGAAAATACATCATTCTGCCACTCGTGTAGCTGAGATGGTATTGACCACTTTAGCTGGTTTGGATCAGTAGCATCTAAGAAAATATCGCATGGAACACCAAGTATATATCCTGCTGTCATAGCATCAAAAATTGGCATACATCTTTTAATTGTTGATGTAGCAAATCCCATTGGGATGGTTTCTTCGTCCCTAATACTTCCAGGCTGTACCTTATACCATTCTGGTACGTACTTCACTGCTGGCTTTGGCTCTGGAACAAAAGTTTTAGTAGCATGATTAAATGGATAAAACTTTATAAGGTTAGACTGCTTTTTCATAGAACTCCTCTATTCTTTCTTTAATTATATCATTTACTGCAAAAACCATATCAAACATTGGCGATGGCATTCTTACTACTCCAAACTCACTATCTTCCATATGGGGTCCACTTTTCTTAAAACTAAATGGAATAAAGTGTGGCCTGACGTAGTCATTAGCGGTATTTCCAATGTAATGTCTAAAATCCTTCATCTCGTAAATATGAAAGGCAGACTCTTCTTGTGGCTGCTCATAAGATATTTCTACATCAATATCTGGAAACCATGGAGTATAAAACTTATGGATTACATCAAAACAATTATCAGGAACCGTGGCCTGAAAGTTAGTGGGATAATATTGTCTAACCCATGGCCTATCAACATGATAAAGCTCTTCGTTTTCTTCTTTTAATAAGAAAATATCTGCATGGGTGTATTGCCTTAGCCTAACAATATTGTTATTAATAGAAACAAGCTTTGGTGGTGCAATAATGTTAGCAGCATACCAGTTAATTGGTTTAATTATGTTCCTGCCAAAATTACTTTGCAATACCTTTTGGTAAGATCTCCAGGATGGCCTAACCGTAGACTTAATGCAAATATCCAAAAAATCAGGGTCTGGATTATTTTTCCAGGCATCTTTATCGAAATTTTCTGTACCTGGTGCGAACATCTCTTGCATATTAAGCTCTTTCTACATAACAATTATACCATGCAGTCCGTATGGGATTCGAACCCATGATCTTCTCCGTGAAAGGGAGACGAGATAACCGCTACTCCAACGGACCAAAGAGCTCCCTGTCAGGTTCGAACTGACGACCTATCGCTTACAAGGCGATTGCTCTGGCCAACTGAGCTAAGGAAGCAAATGCCATCCACGCAAGTGCTGATGGCTGTGTAATCTAAGTTCTCGCCTAGACGCATGATCTGTTGGCTGAACTCCTCAACCATACCGCTGGAACATGCAATTTCAACTACACGATCTTTGTACTTATGTTCAGATACCATACAAAGAGCGACTCCGATGGGACTTGAACCCACGACCCCCACCGTGACAGGGTGGTGCTCTAACCTACTGAGCTACGAAGCCAAAACAGAAGAGTTACGACCAGTCACTGCAATAGCGATAGCCGTTCATGCCTTCCGCACTCCTTTCGGAGTAGTGTGAGTAGGTGGATTGCCTTTTACCACCAGTGCCTAGTCAATACGGCTCGTCATAGATCCGCTTTTGAGCACACCCTCAGTTTAGCTTGCTAAGCTTGGACGCTAGTCCCCAAGTTGCCTTATTCTCCCCATTTGACTCTGAGAATTATTCAGCCATACTCCACAGAAACCGTCGTCTCTGTGTTTGCTCCCCCTCCTGGATTCGAACCAGGAACCTTAGAGTTAACAGCTCTCTGCTCTGCCGTTGAGCTAAAGGGGAAAACCTATTTACTTATATGTTGCAGCAGCTACTACAGTTGCTACTGATGTAGTATTACCAGCCTTGACAGCATATGGACTTACTAGATCAATTTTAGCAGAATCCTGTAGAGATGTTTTAATAGATTTTAGATTTGAACTAACAAATACTGGTAGGTTCATAACAATATCTGATCGTAGCTGGCTACCACGGTACATTGTAGAGCCAACAGCAACCACCTCATCAATACACGCTGGGTAGTTAATGTTATTTCCAGAACCATAGTTACCAGATGCTGCATATACCTTAGTTCCAGCATTAGACAAAGACTGAACATCGGAGACAATGTCTCCATGTAGAGTTTTTACATTAACACCAGTTGCCAGTGGCAAACACTTAGATCCACTGCCAGCATTTGCTGAGAAGGATACAGACTTAATATTTAGAGATTCACGATTAGCAATTACCCAATCAAGAGCAGTCTCAAGATTAACAGCATTCACGTTAGAAGTTGGAGATGCTGCATTAATTAGAACTAGCTTTGCTGATGGGTTGTTTGCTCTAGCAATGTTTGCCATGATTGTTCCATGATTAAATACCTTGAACTGGGATGCTAGTCTTGGCGTTACGTTGGCACAAGATCCAGCTACTAGGCATACCTCAGTAAAATCTCCAGTAATGGCTGATTCATCAAAATTAGAATCAATAATAACGATAGACTCTACACCCTCTGCCTGTGCTGGAGCAACTCCAACAATAGCAAACAGTGCAATAAATGTAGCAATTAGTTTTTTCATGTTTTCTTTCTTGTTTATTTGATTAGTTATTTAGTAGTTTTACAACAGGAAGGCAGGGGTCTCCACCCTCTTCCCACTCTTTTTCTTCTTCTTCAGTCATGTATGGATCGCCATCATGTGTATTGCAGAATGGCTTAGATATCCATCCATTAGTAATTCCAACCTCTAGCCAGGCTAGGAACTCGTCTTCTTTTTCCATAGTATAAGTCTACCTTAAAACAAACCAGATGTCAAGAAATTAATAAATTTTAGGAAGTGGGAAGTAGTGCTGTTCCCAGAATCTTTCGTGTGGCTTCATGTCAGACTCAAGGAATGCCTCTTGCTTGATAACACGAAGTGGCATAACATCATAAGCAATTGTAATTCTTTCGCCATCCCAGTCCCAAGGACCCATAGCATGTTGGAAGCCAACCATAGATAAAATTGCCCTATTGTTTTTATTCTGATTAATCTTAATCTCATCATTAACCATATAATGAGTCTCTGATGGCTCTGCATTAACGGAATAGTAGCCATGGAATGCTGGAACCTTAATATTTGGATCCATGTGGTCGTGCCACTCTAACTTTGCTCCCTTAGCACGGCTATTAATATTAAACCAGGCCTGTGCCATCCACTGTTCTGAATTATAATCAATGCCATAGTATTCGCAAGCTTCACGAGTCATATCAACTACTGCCGAGAATAGTTCATGCATAAACGGATAGTACATCTGAAATGCATTATACTCACGAGACTTCTGCGTAGAGTATGATTTAGAGTATGTAAAGATATCTAGCTCTTCACTGTGCTCTTGAATACCCCACATTTCACCCTTAGCAATACGATCATACTCAACCTTTAGTCTTTCTGTAACGTACTCAAGGTCATTATCTAAAAATCTTTCAAAAAACTTCTGTGGTTTGCCATTCTTGTCAAACGTATTGTCTCCCCAAAACGGTTCTTGCACAATATCTCCATCTCTTATATATAGGAAAACCCTTCCTAATGCATATCTATTATACACTATCAGGAAGGGCTGTCAACTATTACTTAGAGTTTTTATCTACTTTAGAAAAAGCCTGGTTGATCTCATCCATAGTCAGCTTTCCATCATCTAGGAATGCCCTTGCTAGTTTTTCAACAACAGTTGCTACCCCCAGAATACCAGCCATAAATACGGCTGATAATAAGTCAACACCAACAACAGCACCAGCACCCAAGACGCTAAGTCCAGATGCAGCAAATACTGCTAGGATTCTCATTAGGACATTCTTCATGGTGTGCCAGCCACCAGTTACTCCTAGTTCATCTTCCATTTTTTACCTACCTTTCTGATGATTACTCATCTTCTTTTTCATAGCGTAGTGGGAATGTTATTACCCATACGCCTAGAGTGATCCAGATAAGCATGCCAACTACTTCTTTGGCTGAGCCTTCTAGAACTACCCAAGCTACAAACATACCTAACAGGGTCCATGCCTGATCGATAATATCCTTTAGTAATGCTTTAACAAATTTAATCATTATGGTCTCCTTGCTGCAGACGCTGCTGCACTAGTGGCTGCTGCTGTTGCTGTCATCGCTACTTGTCCTACGATAACAGCTGCAATAACAACCTTTTCTGATTGCTCACGGACCTGTGGAGACATGTCTGCTCCAGCATTTCCAAGTGAGTTAAATATTTCTACCGCTGCACCTGCCACATCACCAATAAGTGGGATGGCAGCAAGCTCCTCGTCTAGAATAATGTCATCTTCCTGAGCTACTACCAGCAATGCATCCAAAGCTGCCTCATACTCAGGAGATCCTTGTTCTGCAGAAGCAAAGACTTCCATTGCTGCTTCAACAATTAATATCTGCTGCTCTTCAGTCAATAGCTGTGGCTGTATTTCTGTAAGCTCTTCTACTAAGCTTTCGATATTTTCAGCAGAAATCTCTTCCTTTATTTCGACCTTGTCTTCTGGTAGAATTAATTCAGGTTTTTCTTCGATAGGAGGTTCTGGTGAGGGCGAAGGCTCAGGTGTTTCTGAAATTTCTGGCGTGGGTTCCTCTGTTACTTCTGGCTCAGGCTCTAATGTTGGCTCTGGTGTGGGTTCTGGTTCAGGAGTTGGCTCAGGCTCAGGAGTTGGTTCAAGCTCAGGCATAGGCTCTGGAGTAGGCTCTGGAGTAGGTAAAGGTTCAGGAATAGGAGTAGGTGTTGGTTCTGGTACTACTGGCTCTGGTGTGGGCGTGGGTATTGGTTCTGGCTGTGGGGCAGGCTGCTCCGTTGGCGTTGGCTCTGGCTGGGGTGCTGGTGTGGGGGTTGGCTCTGGCGTTGGTGTGGGCGTTGGAGAAGGCTCTGGAGAAACGGTAGGGGAAACAGTAGCAAGCATTATTGGTGTGCTTAACCTCAATACTTTACCCCATCCTGGACAAGGGTCTGTAAATGTATCATTGTTTGCTAAAAATGAAGCAGTTGAATTACCATAAATAATTGACGATACTGTTGAGGATACGTCAAGTCCACAGGTACCGTCTGGCGTTCCATACCAGGCACGTGGTGTGGCAAATACATATCCATCTGGTGCACCAATTGTTACTGTCTGATTTTCATCAAACTGTATTTGCCACCACTGAGGCTCTGTAGTTTGTATAGATGCAAAGGTAGATCTTGGAGAGTAGATAGCTAATGTATCGTTGTCTGCCCTAATTGCAAACTGAAACGTATTTCCCAGTCCGCCATACTGAGCAAGAATGCTTACTGGAATAGATATGCTTGTTTGATCGTGTGTCCAAGCCCAACCAGTCTGATTAAAATTGTCAACGCTCCACATAATAGCATACCGCTCTACCTGAACACTAGATAGATTGGATTCTGGAGCATTCCAGGATAGGTCAACCTGCTCCCCATTAATTACTGCTGTAAGTCCTGTAGGGGCATTTAGGTGTGGAGTAAGTTCTACAATCAATGCCTCTAGTCTAGCCACCTCAGCAATTGCGGTTGCCAATCTATTCTCAGCAGCGGTAAGGCTTGAGATTGCACTATCCAGATTTGACTGAGCTATCTGCAAAGTCTGATATGCATCATTCTTAGCTGCTGTTTCTGCTTCACCATAGGTATAGGTATCTGGTGTAGACTGAGTCATAGTTGCTGTGAGAGTAACGTTGTCCATAACTGGACCAAATGCACCTGCCCAATAACCAGAGTCTTGCATTCTAAAACCAATATCCCATCTAACTGCATCGTCAGATAGGGTGTATGTTGCACCTCTAGTAATCCAATAGTTGTGCCATTGAGACCACTCAAGATTGTAATAGTTTAATCTTGTACCATCAGCAGCGTATGTTCTAAATTCAATGCGGTAGTAGTCAGGATTGTTTATGCGGTTACCCTCGTTAGTATCATAGTTAAACACATCAACAGCAAAGGTTACCTGCCTTGTTGGACTTGGGAATGTTCCTGTTTGCTGAATGTAAATACCTGCAGTATAGGATCCCTTAAGTGTGCCGTTATAAATGATTGGAGATGCCCCAGTTCCGTAAACTGAGTTACTTGCAATTACGTTTGACCACCCAGCAGTGCTATCAAATGTACCGTTCTGAACCACATTTTCTGTAGTGGTGGTGCTAGTTCCAGAAACGGTTACTCTGGTAGCCTCCCATGCAACTAGAGCAGCACTGTAGCTTGCCTGAGCCTCGTCTTTGATTGCAGAGGAAATGCTTACCTGATCACTGGCAGACTGCACTTCTGCAGATGCACTAACAACTTCCTGCTGTGCCAAAACTAAAGCAGCCTGAGCTTCTTGCATTGTCATAGTGCTAGCCTGTGCTGGGCTTACAAAAAAGATTGGCAAAAATGCTAGGGCTATCGCAAATACGGATCTTCCTACTTTACTGCTAATGATAACAACTCCAATGTTAGCTGGGGTCAGACTAACACTTTAATTATATCATTATTTAAATAGGCTAAAACTCCCAGTCATCATCAGTAGTTGCTTCATGCTTTGCAATTACATAGCTTGATCCAGACCCAGAGAAGAAGTCATGGTTCTCATCTGAATTTGGAGATAGGGCAGACAAAATAGCTGGATTAACATCACAAACCTCTTTAGGAAATAGTGGCTCAAATCCTAAATTCATCAATGCCTTATTTGCATTGTAGTGCAAAAACTTTTTGACATCTTCGGTTAGTCCAATTTCATCATAAAGATCAGCAGTATACTTAATCTCATTATCATATAGCTCCATTAAAAGACTATAGGTATAATCCTTAATATCATTTTGCTCATTCCAATCTAGCTTTGCGTATGCCTGCTGGAACTTGTAGCCAATGTAATAGCCATGCACAGCTTCGTCACGAATGATCAGGCGAATCAGGTCGGCGGTGTTGGTCAGCTTTGCCCTGGATGACCAGTACATCGGTAGGTAGAAGCCTGAGTAGAACAGGAATGACTCTAGCAGTGTAGACGCAACCTTTCTCTTCAGAGGGTCATCTCCATGGTATCTATCTAGAACAATCTGTGCCTTCTTCTGAAGGTATGGGTTATCTTCTGACCACCTAAATGCATCCTCAATTTCCTGTGTAGAAATTAAAGTAGAAAATACACTAGAATATGACTTAGCGTGTACAGATTCCATAAACGCAATGTTAGTGATTACTGCCTCTTCATGCTGAGTAATAGCATCAGGCATCAGGCTCATTGCTCCCACAGTACCCTGGATGGTGTCCAGCATGGTTAGTCCAGTAAATACCCTGACAGTTAGCAGCTTCTCATGATCACGCAATGTAGACCAGGATTGAATATCGTTTGAGATTGGTACCTTTTCAGGTAGCCAGAAGTTGGCTGTAAGGCGATTCCATACTTCTAGATCAATTGGATCCTCAACCTTATTCCAGTTGATAGGTCTTGTTATAGCTGACATGATACACATCCCTCCATCTCTGTTCCTTCTAGTGCGTTCTGTCGAATGCGAATATAATAAATAGTCTTGATGCCCTTTTTCCATGCGTAGATCTGTGCACGGTTTACGTCACGAGTAGTAGCCGTATCCTTAAAGAATAGTGTCAAAGATAGACCTTGGTCTACGTGTTGCTGAGCAGCCGCATAGACATCAATAATCTTTTCAGGACCAATCTCATAAGCATCCTGGAAGTACTCACGGTTATCGTTGGTTAGGAATGGGGCTGGGTAGTAGACACGACCTAGCTTTCCTTCCTTGCGAATCTCAATTTGAGAAGCAATGGGGTGAATAGAGCTGGTGCTATTGTTAATGTAGCTAATAGAACCAGTTGGTGGCACCGCCTGCAGGTTCTGGTTGTAGATACCATACGCCATAATGCTATTTGCAAGGTTTTTCCAGTCATCTTGTGTAGGAATCAGTATGCCAGCATCTGCAAACAGCTTAGCAACTTTTTCAGTCTTTGGCCCCCACTCTTGTGCAATATACTTAACAAAGAATGTTCCATCTGCATACTTGCTCTTTTCAAAACCATCGAATGGCTGCTCTGTTTCCATTGCAAGCCTGTTAGATGCTGTTAGTGCATAGAATAAAACAGTATAGAAGTAGATGTTAGTAAAGTCAACAGACTCCTCATCACCGTAGTGCATCTGCTCCTTACCAAAGTAACCATGGAGGTTCATCTGACCAAGTCCGATAGCACGAGACTTTCGGTTACCCTCAGCAACTGACATTACAGAATCAATGTATGATTGCTCTGATACAGAAGTTAGTGCACGGATAGCCACCTCAATGGTCTTGCCAAAGTCTGGTGACTCCATGGCCTTAGCAATGTTTAGTGATCCTAGGTTACAGGAAATATCCTTACCAATCTCCTTATACGACATGTCGTTATTGTAGGTGGTTGGTGTATTTACCTGGAGAATTTCCGAGCACAGGTTAGACATATTAATACGACCATCAATTGGATTCTCCTTATTAACGGTATCTTCATAAACAATGTATGGATATCCAGACTCAAACTGAATTTCTGCAATACGTTCAAAGAGCTCACGTGCCTTGATCTTGGACTTTTTAATTCTGGCATCATCTACAAGGGTGTGATACATTTCGGTAATGGAGATATCGCTCATTGGCTTTCCATATACTCTTTCCACGTCATAAGGCGAGAACAGGTACATGTCATCATTATTTCTAGCAAGCTCAATAGTAATATCTGGAATTACTACACCAAGACTAAGAGTCTTGATTCGGATCTTCTCGTCAGCATTTTCACGCTTGGTGTCAAGGAATCTCATGATGTCTGGGTGGTGAGCGTTTAGGTAAACTGCACCTGCACCCTGACGAGCACCTAGCTGGTTGGCGTAGGAGAAGGCATCTTCCAGAAGCTTCATTACTGGGATGATTCCTGAAGACTGGTTCTCAATTCTCTTAATTGGTGCACCCTGTTCACGAACGTTAGTTAGGTTAAGTCCAACCCCACCACCACGCTTTGATAGCTGAAGCGATGAAGTAACTGCACGAGCAATTGACTCCATGTTGTCTTCAACACGTAGCAAGAAGCAGGAAACAAACTCTCCACGCTGTTGCTTACCAGCATTTAAAAATGTCGGAGTTGCAGGCTGGAAGCGACCAGAAATGATTTCTTCAACCAAATCCTTAGCAAGATCTTCGTTACCACGAGCCAACATTAGTGCATTCATGCATACACGATCTTCAAAACGCTCTAGGTAACGCTCACCATCAAATGTTTTAAGGGCGTAGCTGGTATAAAACTTGTAGGCACCAACAAAGGTTGGGAACCTAAACTTATGCGAATATGCCTGCTTAAACAAATCTTTAATAAATTCAAAAGAATACTGATCAAGAATTTCTTTGTCATAGTATTCATTTTCAACTAGATATCCTAGCTTTTCTTCTAAACTGTGGAAGAATACTGTATTTTGATTTACGTGGTCAAGGAAGTATGCCTTGGCAGCTGCCCTATCCTTATCAAATTGAATCTTGCCATTTGCATCATATAGATTGAGCATGGCGTTTAGCTCATGGTAACTATAGTTGTCCATACAGTACTTCTAACCTCTCTTTTATTTTTTTAACATCCTCATCAGTGCCGAATATTTCTACCCTGGCAATAATAGGTACACCTGTTTTAGCTGAGATCATATCTGCTGCTTTGCAGAAATGTTCTCCAAAATTTGTGTTTCCAGTTCCTATTACTCCACGTAATAAGTTTCTGTTGTGTTCGATATTTAGAAAATGTCGAACCTGTCGTGGGATTGCAGATTTTTCACTACCTCCACCATAAGTAGGAACAATAAGCACATACTCGTTATGAGCAAGGGTAGGCCTATTACTATCCCAATCAATAGGAATACGAATAGAACTTCCATCTATCTTATCAACCAGCCTTTTCGTATTTCCTGAATAGTTAGAGAAATAGACGATTCCTATGGACATCTATTCTAACTCCTTTTTTAAATATTAGATGATAGTAAAGGGGAGGATTATAGCCCTCCCCTCTACAATTTTACCACTTGTTACTTGATGAAAGCAAGCTTTTTAGACTTTGGCTTACCAACGTTGTACTTCTTTACCAAAGTGTTATACTGCCACTTTAGCTTACGTAGAGCCTTGGCAACATCTACGCCTTCAGCAGTAAGAGATGCAATTGTTGCATTAGCTACGGCTAGATCAGCAAGAGCCTTTGTTAGCTCTGCCTCAATATTACGTGGCTGACCAACAGTAATAGTTGTAGTGGCAGAAGAGCTAGCTGCATATGCAGTTACGGTTACAGAACCAGACGATGGCAATGTAACTGTGTGGCTAACTGTACCATTTGCACCAGTTGTTACGGTAGTGGTTGAGATTACTCCGTTAGTGTTAATAACTAGGTTAACGCTTCCAGATCCCTTTGCATTGTCGTACTTATCGGATGCAGAAACTACGACAGACTGAGTAGTTCCAGCAATAGCAACTGATGGTGCAGAGATAGCAACCTTAGCAACATCACCAGCAGTTCCCTTTACATAGTATGTAGTTTGAGTATTACCAACTGTAACAACAACAGACCCAGTTGCAGATGTCTTAGTAAAGACAAATAGCTCTGCACTTGTGCTAGATCCAGTATTTACTGAAATTGTAGCAGATCCACTAGCAGAGGTTGCTCCTGCCAATGTAGAAAGCAGTAGTGCATTTGTAGCAGTTGCAGATACTGTTGCATTGTTTGCTAGACCAGAGACCGAAATGCTAAGTGCATTTGACGCAGTTACGCTGTCTCCTGGTACTGGCAGAGCAACAGCAGTTGCGGAAGTTGTACCACCATTTGCTGCAGCACCAGCAATTGTTAGAGTCTGGGTATTAGCGGATGCAGGAACCACAGACAATGTTGCTGCAGTTAGTGCTGTAACTACGGCAATAGCAAGCTTAGATAGCTTCATATTTCTCCTTTGTTTTTTAATCTAGATTAGATCAAATCTAGCCAAGTATTCTTTTACATCTTTTGGCATAGGCTTATATTCTATCACATTGTCTGGCCTACTGTCAACAGCCTCTTTTGGCCTATCCCTAAAAGTATGAACCTCAACTTCAAGGTTTTGATCTCTTGGGGTATGTGATATTGCACCAAAGATTGCACCACAAACAGCATCTGCCAAGTCTTTAGACTTTTTTCTTGGGTGGTCAACCTTGTTATTATTCATAATCTTTAGCTCTGACAGCTCATCAAATAATAAGTCAATCATGGGCATAGCAAGTCGCTCTTCATATACTAGCATTGCCATATCTTCATAGTGTTTCTTTGCTACAGATACCGTCTCAGTTCTCATGCCAATAGACTTCAGCTCATTCTGAATATCAAATGATTGCCAACGGTCAAACGATACCATTCCAATATTAAATCCAAGCCTACGCAAATTTTGAATCCATTGCTTTACCTCAGACAGATCAACTGGTCCCTCTACTCTTGGCTCCCACCAGGCTACGGCATCTACAACAACCACTGGTGCAATTTGCTGATAATCTTTAATTACCTGAATGTTAACCCATTTGTCTACGTGAGCAATTGCAACGGCACACTTGTCATGCTTCTGTGCAAGGTCAGCGTGAACAAAATAAATTTTTTCTGGATCTGGTTTAAAGGTTTCATCAAAACGACGTAGCTGATCTAGTGGATTTCTAATAGTCATAGACGCTTTAACCTTTTCAGTTTGTTTAAAGAATCTGTCTGATGCAAATGTTGGAACGCATGCAAAGCGTTGCATAGCGTCTCCCATATCAGTAAAGAATGCAAGCTTAAAGTCATCAATCTTGCGTGTTGGATTAACAACCCATGTCGGACGCTTTAATGCAAACATACCTGGATACTTATATGAAATAACAGTATCCTCATCCCACTCAATATCTAAATAGTTACCCTCAGCATCTGATGGAAGCTCAGGATTCATAATAAACCTATGACTCTTAGTTACAACTTCTTTTTCTGCAATAACAGCCTCATACCTCTGAGAAATAAAGTCACCTGGAAAACGTGGGAACGACAATAGGGCTACCTTACCAAGATCTGGAAAGCGTGAATCTACAGATGCACGGAAGGCTTTATAGATATTATCCGCAGTTTTACCCTGATCATTTCCTGTTCCAATTTCCGTAGCAAAACCAGAGATCTCATCAAGCACTGCCAGGATAAGGTTGAGACCCTCGTGGGACTCTCTTTCAGAATGTCCTGAGTAAACTGTAATAGATTTATCAAACTCAATACTCTCCGCTTTCGCATAGAACCTTCCTGCAAACCAAGGTGACTTTTCAATCTTTGTTTTAAATCCTTTAAAGAAAACGTTCTTTGCCTGCTGGGCATTGATAGCCACGTTGATAATGTCAATAGCGTCACCGCTAGGCTTTCCGAAATACCTAGCAGGATCTTTAAGGCATAGAAGTTTATATACAATATATGCACACGCAACTGTTGAAGTAAAATCCTTACCAGACCCCTTACCAAGTTGGAGAATTACCTCATTCTTGGTGTATTTATTATAATACCTTTTACCCTCAGTTTCCCCCATAAGATCAATAAGATCTTCCAGCTTATAGATTTGACTCATAGCCTCTACAATGTCATACTGGACATCAGAAAGGGTAGGCTGCCCAAGATAATCTTCGCCCTCAACAAAAGTTTTTACGTCTACAGGACGTTCTGCAAAATTATCAGCCTTAAGAACTTCTAAAAAATCATCAAACATCGCTATGTACTACCGTAATAACTTCATTTTCTCTTGCAACTGCAGAAAGCCTTCTCATAATCTCATCACGAATCTGTGGATATTCAGAGGCAACGTCTTTAAGAATTCCAACCAGAATGTCTTGCTTGCGTTCAATCTCAAGCATTTCTTCTGCAAGCTCTTTGTTTTCCAGCAATCCAGCCTTTTGCAGCATATCAATACGCTTTGCTTCAATGTCAAGAACCAGCTTGATTGCAGAAGTCTTGGCTGTTAGATTAGCTGTTGTTGTAGCATCATCAATAACCTCATAGGCTTTTTGAATTAGCTTATTATAGTGAGTATCTGCCCCAACAAGTGCCTCTTTTGCACGAGCACGGATTGCTGCATTGTCAGATGCCATCTGCTTCCACTCATTGATATATAAAACTACCTTTTGTCTTGGCATCTCTAATTCTTTTGAGATTTGGGTAGGCTCAGCACCCTGCAGATACTTTTCTACAACACGATTGACATCATCAAGATGTTGAACTAGCTGTTCCTCCGCTGACACGCTTACTCCTTCTCTTACGTCTAGTTGGAATTCTCTTTAACCTTTCCAACCTGAACGATCTAAACACAGATGATGTTCCATTAATTAATTCAAAACAGTCAACCCATTGTGCCCCAGAGATTGTGTTGGTAACAAAGCTATCAAACTTAAACTTTGCCCCATGCTCTCCCTGCACCTTAATTATATCACCACGACTAATGGTAAAACCATTAACTTCTACGAAAGACTCTTTGACAAAGAACGACTCCTTAACGTCTGCCTTAAGCTTCTTGCGACCCACTAGACCTCTCCTTAGCAATCTTTAGCAAAATCAAATACCCAACCAAATCATCAATATCATTATCTCCAGGATAGCTCTTTCCCCTAGAAAACCTAGAAAGCTTATCATCAATTCTAACAAGAAGCTGTTCTACTGGGTTTGCCTTGGAAAATATCCTAACTGGATCTAAAGCAGAGTCTCCATAGGAAAGATTTTTTGACATTAGCATATCCTTGATGTCATTGCATACTCTATTAATATCATTAACAGTATTCATCTACGTGACTTTCTTAATCCAAATTTTGCAAGATAAACGTATATTGTCTCTACACTTACCCCACACTCTGAAGCAATTTGCTCAGGAGTTCTTTTATCGAAGTGATATCTTTTCTTTAACCACATCTCGTTGGTATATAGTTTACTAGCCATGGCTTAAAATGTCAACCCCCCAAAACTTTAGACCAATTATTAATAGAATAATACCCTATTCCAATAGCATCCGCAACATCATTATCAATCACATTAATATCAAAGTATGTATTAACAAACCTTAGTGTTTTTGCTTTTCTAACAGATCTTTCATGATTTTTATACCAAGAGTCTGTCTTTCCTGGATTTTCTCGTCTGATAGCTAGCTGCTCTTCTTTTGTAAGCTTTCCATTTCCTATGAACGTTTGCCAGGTTATTGGATTAATAGATCCAACTCTTTTTATTCCAGAATTGATTGCTGAGCCAAGTAGAGCTCCCTGGACCATTGCAAGGTCTGCCATAGTCTTTGGACTATTCATATATACTGTATGCTCAATTACTATAGCATCTAGGTTAAACTGCCTAAGAACTGCCCCTGTTTTTGCTGCAGCATCTCCAACCTTTTCAAAAGTGTTTGACCCTAAAAACATAATCTTTCCATATTTAGTTAATTCTTTATTTGTAAAAATTGCGAAGGCCAGGCTATTTGTACTTGCGTCAATTGAACAAAAGGTTTTTGGATAATCAAGAAGCTCGCTAATTTTTTCCATTTGCCAGCCCCTTGATATCTTTTAAGGCTTTTGCTATTTCGCTTGGGTTTACCAAACAATTTTGACACAATAGCTCATCATTATAGATAGAAAGCTTTATGCCACAAGACTTACAAGCTCTCTCTTTTCCTTGTCTGTTGCTACGCCGTGTTTGAGCGTAGCGTTGAGAAATTTTTTCTCTAGTTGCTTCCTCTCTACACTGAGGAGAGCAGTATATCTGATAAGATATCTTAGTTTCAAATAGCGTATCACACCATTGACAATGCTTGCTTTTCATCTATTGGCTCCAGGGACTTAATCCTAATCAGTCCCTTGCCAGCTTCTGCACATGCCTTTTGAATAGGACATGTCTTGCAAATCTTAGAGTTTGACCTGTAGTTTTTCTCAGGAAGCTTTTTATCTTCCCAAGCCTTTCTAACAGATTTCATCCAATCAAATGTCTGGTTTACCCACCTTACATAGTAATCATTAATTTCTACTGGAATAATCAGTAGGTCATGATTGTTTTTGTTTTCATAAATCAAGACTGCTTTAGTCTTGTTTAGAATCTTCATATAAATAAGCAGCTGAACTAGGTGCCCTAGCTTTGGCTTACCATTTGCCTTGCGATACTCAAAGCCTTCGCTTGGCATAGTCTTGATTTCTCCTAGCAGATCTTCGCCTGCCCAATCTAAAATAACGTCACCAAAACCAAAAATTGGTGGGTCACTATATGTAACCTTGAACTCTGCATCTTTTAGAATTCCAGCATCTGCCATAGCCTGCTGAATTCTTTCATGCGACTTTGTTCCGCTAGTCATGTTGGCACCACCATAAGCGTCTGCATTATCCTCAAACATAGCACCCTCAAACGCCAGGTACCAATAACGTGGACACTCTCCGTGAGAATATGCGATCGTGCTTGGTGCAAAAGTTTTCTTTTGTGCGAACTTAGTCTCACGCTTAGCGATATACCCATAATTAATCTTATCAATCAAATCTTGAGTATTTAAAAAGCTTGGTGCCTTCATTGGCGTATCGCCCTTTAGCATAATTTGTTGCAATAAATTTTTAGCCATAATATCCACTTAGCGAGCAATATACTTTAAGGCTGAAACTAAGTCATTGATTGCCTCAGCTGCAGTATAATATATATTCTTTTTTGCTCTATCTCCCTTATCTACGTTAGTCATCCATGTTGCTTTAAAAGCCATTTTTGCTGCAATCGCTTGCAGTCTAACAATCTCAACAGTAGCCACATTCATAGGAATATCTGGCTTTACAATTAGTTTTGCTATAAAAGTCAATGCTTGTGTAAGCTCCTCGTCATTCATAAAATCAGCAATCTCTGCCAATCCGTTTACCATAGACAAGGTTGTCTGGTTTTGATCAGTCAATATTAACCCTTCTGGTCGTAGATTTCTTGCCACGACCGCTCTCTCTCCGTCATCATATCAGTAAAGTCTTGATCTAGTATTTCTCTGCCCACTCCCTTTTCAGAGAAGTGACAAAATATCATATCAGTAAAATCATCTTTTGTAAAGTCTACCTTATCCCTCCAGTGTACCTGGTGAGTTCCAGCAAAAGTTAGTGCCTCATTATCTTTTAGGGTATAAGATCTTCCCTCAACAACAATTGCCCATGGAATAGTAGATCTAAGCTGAATATCAAACGTTAGCCTTGGCTCCTTGAAGGTATGATCAACATGTGGATTTAGCTGTGGCTTGTGCCCAGTATCTAAAGAATATCTTGCAAAAGATAGTTCTCGTAGCTCAAGTGGTGTATCCGTTATGGATTGTGCCTTTTCTACAATAACATCTACAATCTCATCTGGCAGCCAGGAGTGGTAGGCTGCCTGACCATAAAAGTCAAGTATGCCAACCTTTTCTTTAGATGTAGAATTAACGTGAGCATAAATTTTCTTTATTTGCTCTTCATTAAATATATTAGAAACTATTACATTATCTTGGTCAAATTTCATCTATGCCTCCTCTACAATTCCATGAACATTGGATGGAATTCCAGCTTCTTCTCCCATTCCATTATACAGGCTCCATGCAGATAAAAATCTTGGATGACTATTTAGTTCATCAACATACTTTTGTCTTTGCTCTTTGTGATAGCGAACATCAAGTGGATCAACTTGCCCAGTAAACCTCCAGTTGTCTAGCGGTGAATAGTTTACTGTCAAAATTTTAACAAAGTCGTCTCTGCCCCAAACTCTTTTTGGTCTCCAGTGAACCTGATTTAATGAACTAAAAATTAGGGCATCGCCTGTTTTTAAAGAATGTGGTTCACCATCAATATAAATTTCCCAATCAATGTTTCCACCTATTTGATAATTAAAGGTTAAGATGGTTTCTGCTGCATCAATGTGTGGTGGCAAAGATGGAGCAACCTTATAGTCGCTATACTTTGGTGCATAATCCAAGTAGCTAAAGTGTGAAAGCTTTAGCGGTTCTTGATATAGTGGAAGGATAACAGCATCCATCTCTTTTTCAGCTATCTCTGGAAATGGAAATTCTACCACTAGGCGTGATAGCTCTGCCATAATTCTAGGAGCATACCGCTCAGGATGCTTCGGTGAGGACAAATCATCAACCTTTAGGTCAACACCATTGGTAACATCCTCAAAAGCCTTCAAAATCGATTCTACGGCCTCTGGAGATAGGGCATCCTCTATGTATATTGGCAAGTCTGAGCTGTATTTTTCAAAGCCAGTTAAATATTTATGCATTGGAGCTATGTTGTTCATATCCATAGTATTATTATACACCATTGACCAACTGGTCTAAAAGATCAAATTCAATAATGGCTAAACGAACCTTTGAGTTGCCTTCTCCAAGAACCACAACTATTGCAGGATCAGCATTTGACTTTATTGCATCAGTTACAGCTTTAGCCCAAATATCTTTGTCTATTCTAATACCGTTAGGATATTCTTTAAAATCAATAACAAAGCTATTCCAAGAGGCATCGCCTTTCTTGGTATTTCTTCCAGAGTTCTTGTGCTGCTTAGCACCAATCCTTTTACTCTCTGTTCTTTCGCTCATAATCTTTCTTTGTTTTTTTAGTATCTAGTGATACCGTGCTAAGATGTTTATCAGGACACATCCAAGTAAGCGTTTTATCATCAATATAGTGCCTTAAACTTTTAACAACTACCTTGCATGTGTGACAAGGAAACTGACCATTGTGAACAACATATCTAGACATTTATTTTTGCCATCAGGCTTTCTTGTAGGTCTAAGTCTTCTCTTACCCTTGCAATAAATGCATCACGTCCTTGGATCTTGCTTCCATCTTCTAGCTGGTACCAGGCACCTGTTCTTGAAACAGCACCAAGCATTTCTGCAGTATCCACAAGGTCTCCAATACTATCAATTCCAGTCAGTGGTCCCTGAAAGTAGAAGTCATACTCTCCATCTTGGAATGCTGGACTAGTTTTTGAAAACTGTAAATCCCAACGAACCTTACGCCCAACCTTTTCTTCAATAAGCTTATCTCCAACCTGGATCTTGCCCTTTAAAGCTTGATTATCTGATTCCGAAGAAAAAAGCTTGATTACGGTTGAAGAGTAAAACTTTGTAGCTTGTCCACCAGATGGCTGCTGACTGGTGTACATTGCAGAAATGTTGTTTCGTGACTGACTAATCAAGATTAGCAAAGTTGGCTTAACCTTATTATTTGCATAATTTAGCATCTTCCACGCATTGCTAAAGTCTCTTGACTCTGCACCAATCTGCTTTGTATTCTCTAGCTGCTTTAGCTCATCAGAATCTTTTTCAAAATAGATTGCAGGTAATAGAGATGTAATGGAATCAACTACGATTAGATCTACCCCTGCCTCCATTAATCCAACACCAACATCTACCATCTCATTAATTGTTCTTGCTTGAGAGTAAATCAGCTTTGTTGGATCAACGCCAAGCTTTACTGCCCACTCTTCAGAGTAGGACATCTCTGCATCAATCCAGGCACAAATCTTCCCCTCTTGTTGAGCTAGAGCAATAGTCTGCAAGCATAGCGATGACTTAGCACTTGACTTGCTACCCCAAATTAATACCTGTCTTCCATAGGGAAGGCCACCATTAAGTGCACGATTCAGTCCATGACTTGGTGTTTTTTGATACTCTGTCTTAATCCCTACAGCAGTTCCAAGTCTCTTACGAATTCTAGGGTCTAGCTGTGCTAATACATCTTCTACGCTAACTGTTGACAATTACATCCTCCATGATCACTGTTCCGTCTTTAGTTTTACCAAACTCAAATTTATAGGCATTGCCCTCTTGAATTTTCATGTAAGCCTTAGCAAAAGTGGTAGGAAAGACTGTTACTGAATGCAAGTCTCTGCTTGAATCAGCCAACGTAAGTGAAGCCATCTTTTTACCAGTTTTTGTAACTCTTGGCTTAAATGATACCACAAACATCTCGTCATTCTTATATGGCAGCTGTTTATAGTTTAGAAACTTTACCAAGGCTGACTCAGAATTTCTAATTTCATCAGCAGCAACATGACTAACAATCCTGTTATCACTACATAGTAGGAGATAAGTTTTACCAGGTTCAATCGCTGTTTGTTCTTCATCAAATATACCAACACTTCCTGTCTTGTCTAATATTTCTACACGTGACCAGCCCTTGCCACGCTTAATATTCTTTACCATGCCCATCAAAACAAATGATCCTGACTCCTCAAAGTCAGCCACATCATTTATAAATGCATAGTAGTGTGATGGCACAGTAATATTAAACTCTGGAAGATTTAAATACTCGTAAAGATTTTCACGAACTTCATCATCATTCCTTGGCTGATCTGGGAATGTCGCAGCACCAATAACACGTAATGCCTGTAGTGCACGACTATTGACTCCATTGCCCTTGCCAAATGTAAATTCTTCTAGCTCTTTGTATGACTTAAAGGGCCTAGCAGCAATATATTTAGATGCAATATTATCGCTAATATATTTAATTGCTGTCAAACCAAACCTAATAGCCTTGCCCTCAATCTTAAAATCATTATCTGACTCATTGATATGTGGCAAACGAATAGGAATGTCCATACGCTTAGCTTCAATTAAGTACTCAGTGCGAGCGTCCTTGTCCTTCTCATTCTTAAGAAGTGAGTACATAAACTCTAGAGGATAGTAATACTTTAGCCAGGCAGTCCAGTAGGACAGGGTTGAGTATGCTACGGCGTGAGACTTGTTGAACGAGTAGCCTGCGTGAGCCTCAAAGTCATGCCAAAGCTCCAGAGCAACGTTTGGAGCCAAGAATCTGGAAGCACCCTCTACGAACTTATCCTGGAACTGCTTAAACTCCTTGGCATCCTTCTTCTTACCAATAATCTTACGAACCTTATCAGCCTCAGCCATAGTCATACCGCCAAGCTCTGTACAGGCCTGCATAACTTGCTCTTGATACAGAATACATCCATAGGTTTCCTGAGTAAAGGCTTTCATTACTTGGTGATGATATGCAATATTTTGCTTACCATGCTTACGAGCAATGTAGTCTTTGCCAATTGTATTCATGGCACCTGGACGAACTAGAGCATTAGATGCTGCAAGCTCAGAAAAGTTTTTGACACCCATTTTAATCAACAGATTTGTATATGGAGTAGCTTCACACTGGAAAACACCCTTTGTATATCCAGATGATAGCATCTCGTAGACCTTAGAATCTTCCATATTGATATCATGCAGATCAATCTCTATTGCATGCCTGTCCTTGATAATGTCTAAGGTATCACGAATAACAGACAATGTTTTTAGACCTAGAGCATCAATCTTAATAAGACCAATACGCTCTGCCTCTTCCATGTCTACAGCTACTACTGGGATTCTTTCTCCGCTACCTGGCGATGTCCTTGTTTCCATCGGAGCGACTTTAAATATTGGAGACTTAGAAGTGACAACACCAGCAGCGTGGATGCCAGTTCCCCTAATCCTTCCACGAAGTTGTTCACCATATTTTTCAATTTCTGGGTACTTTTCTCTAAACCATGCTGCCTGTTTTGATGTGCAGTAATCATCCCAAGTGTCCACCACCTTCATAACTTTATTGACATCCGTCAATGGTATATTGAGGACACGTGCGATATCACGCACTACGCCCTTATCTTTAAACTGCAAAAATGTAGCAATAGACGCTACGTGACGATACTGGCGTACTAGATAATCCTTTACCTCTTCACGCCTTGAGTCTTGAATATCTGTATCAATATCTGGAAAGTCATTACGCTCTGGATTAATAAAACGGAAGAATAGCAGACCGTGAACAATAGGGTCAATGTCTGTAATGCCAAGAGCGTAGCATAGAAGAGATCCTGCAGCAGAACCACGTCCTGGCCCCACCATGATTCCCTCTTTCTTTGCCCATGCAATCATATTTCTAACTACTAGAAAGTATGGACCAAAGTTTTTACTACTAATAACCTCAAGCTCTTCATCAAGCCTAGATAAGTACTCTTCTCTATTGTGCAAACCAAGCTTTTCAAGGCCTTCCATTGCAAGGTTTCTCAACTCTTGATCTGGGTTTTGGTATTGAACTGGAAGAAGATCTAGATGCTCTTTAAGCTTATAGTCTTCAATCTTTGCTGCAATCTCACGAGAATGCTCATAAATATCTTCACGATCTATGCCCTGCTTCTTCATGGCTAGATGCATCTCTTCATCTGATAAAAGATGAATCTCAAACTTATTAAATGACATCTGACGGTCTGCACCATATAGATAGTCAAGCCTATCCATCAGATTATCATACTTTGTAGACTTTTCATATGTAGCATCTTTCTCAACCTTATTTGCATAAGTATTAAGAATTAGCTTAAGCTCCTGGATTTCTTTTTGCCCAGTGTGTGAGTGGTGGCAGTCTGGTGTTACTACAGCTCGTACGCCATACTTATCTGCTAGGTTTAACAGCTCATTATTAACCTTTGCAGGGTTGTGTGGCATAACCTCAATGTAATAGTCATCACCAAAAACTCTTTGATGCCACTCAATAATTCTCTTAGCCTCAGCATACTCATCTGCTTCAATAGCCTTAGCTAGAGCACCAGAGAGGCATCCAGAGGTAACGATAAGTCCCTCTGAATACTTCTCTAGCACCTCATAGTCAATACGTGGCTTCTTGTAATAACCTTCAGTCCACGCAATCTCGTTGAGCTTATTTAGATTTTCTAGCCCAACCTTATCTTTGGCAATTAGGATGATGTGGTTATAAACCAAATCAAGAGGACCCTTACGATCTTCCTTATCTCTCTGATCAAATCTATCAGATGTAATATAACCCTCAATGCCAAGAATTGGCTTGATGCCCTTCTCTTTTGCTACACGATACATCTCACGATGCCCAGAAAGGGATCCATGATCTGTAATCGCAATAGCATTCATTCCAAGTTCAGCTGCTCTATCTACATACTCCTGTGGCGTAGCGATACCATCAAACAGGGAATAGTGAGTGTGAACATGCAAGCCAATGTAACTCATAAACTATCTGCTACCAATCCATGTTGGATGCAGAAGTTACAGATGGGCCATCAAAGCCAAGGTAAAAAGACTCCTGCTCTGCATATGGCACCTTGCTTAGTGCTCGCTCCAGAGGGAATGGGCTAATGCCTGACCAGTCAAATGGCTCCTTATCTGGAGTGGAAGGAATTAGAGTATAGCTGGTCTCAGTACCCTGACCATTACGCTTTAGCTTCCACTGTAGATTAGAAATACTGCCAGTCTCTAGTGCATACTCACGAATAGTGTTAAATGCAGACTGCTTGCTTACACCCATTGACCAAATGGCTACGTATGGTGCCTCAATACCATCATCAACTAGAACATTGCAGTAGAAGCGAAGACGACCACGCCAACCGCTATTACCCTTTGGATCCTTGCGATACATTTCTTCTGCCCAGTCACGGCCCTCAGTGTCCATAGTGTCTACAGCCTTACGACGATAGTCCTTTGGATTAGTGTGTTCCTTGACCACTAGGGCCAGGCCACGTGCTTCAGCATAGCTTGCACTGTCCTCGTCAAGCTCTTCAATAAAACGAATCTTGACTGACTGACCGTCAGCTAGCTTTAGCCAACGCACCTTTGGTGCATTTTCATCATACTTAGGCTTATCAAGTAGTGCATTGATATTCTTTAGCCCTTTAATTACGCTCATTCTTTTTCTCCTATAGTTTGCTATATAAATTAGCTATGTTAGTTTAGCATTAGCGATATAGTTTTGTCAAATGTTTTATCAAGTAATTTGATAGATTCGTCATCCATATCACCAATGTCTTTGTATTTTTTATCAAGCTGCAGAACTGTTACACGAGATCCAAGACGTTCAACAATCCTATTTCTCATATTACTTCCTGCCTCATCATTATCTGCAACAATAATAATATTGTTGAAGTATTTTTGCAACAAATCTAGCTGACTTGTTGAAACATTTGCACCAAGAGTTGCTACAGCTGGAAAGCCACATTGATCCAGCCTAATCGCATCAAACGAAGACTCAACTACATAAACCTTGCTTGAGGCCTTAGTTCTGTGTAAATTAAACAAAAGCTTACTCTTTGGTAGTCCTGGAGTGTTTTTAAAATCTTTGCCCTCAACTGATCTACCAACAAAACCGATAAGCATTCCATCTGGTGAGTGGACTGGGATTGTAATCATATCTTGCTTTTCAGAGTATCCAAGAGCAAACTTCTTAACAGAATCTTCAGTGATTAACCTAGATGAGTAATAACGCATAGCCCTAGGACTTTCGATGGCTTGTGTGTGTAGTCGTTTTACCAAAATCTCGTCAAACTGAACAAAGTCTGGCTTGGCATTTAATTGCTTAACAATATCATCTGCAATATTTGATGCCTGCTCCTTGCTTTTAATGAATCTAGCTGCTTCAAAATAGTTTCGTCCAGAGGTATGCATGATTAGCTCTACAAGATTAGCTGTATGCTGACAGGAAAAGCAGAAAAATATTCCAGTTGACTTACTTACTTCACCTGCTGGAGTTCTGTGATTACCATGAAATGGGCAGAAGATTATGTAGTTGCTGCCAAAATCTGCCTCTACGTCTATGCCAGATCCTGCAAGTACACGTCTGATTTGCTCTTCTGTGTAAACACTACCGTTGTTCCGTCTATTCCTGCTATCCATTCTGCTTTTTTCTTTCCTACGTATACTCCATGTATTGATAATTCAAATTCAAAATATTTTGTTAGTTCGTTATATGCTGTTGTAAAGTCTGGGTTGATATCATATCTTGGAACATATCCAGATAGCCTCATTTCAGATATCAAGAGTCTAATATATTCATTTTTAAGTCTACTAAAAGCAGAGTCATCATGAATTATACCATCCAGCTTGAACATCTTTATAGGTTTGTGATGATAGTGTTCCATGACATATATTATAACTACTTATCTTCATAGTCCTTGTACTTATACCAACCTTTATCAAAATCTACCTGGACCAAAAACTCGCCCATAAAGCCATTACGGTTCTTTCTGAATACACACTCAATAATGTCAGAATTTGTCCCACGACCCAATGCCATAACCCAGTCAGCATCATATGCAATCTGACGTGACCAAGCAGTCTGTCCAAGTGTAGGAACAGTATCAAGCTTTGTAACATCATCAGGAGTAGCAGATGAAATTGCAATAATAGGAACTTCTTCTGAAATAGCCATAAGCTTTAGCTCACGAGATAGGTTCTTCATACGTACTGTCTCATTGTCTGCCTTTTGGTTTGGAGACATAAGCTGTAGGTAGTCAACAATAACAAAGTCTGGATTATATTGGTCAATCTTTCCACGCAATACAGATGGGGTGATGTCTCCACCTGTATCGTTAGAAATAATATGGAACTCTGGCTTGCCCTGCAACCTGTCTTTATGCCAACGCTTAAGATCATCAATATCTACCATACCAGAGCTGAGCTTTCTATGTGACCAAAGGCCCTCCCCCATGATGGTAAATACACGATTTCTAACTTCAGCCTCTGACATTTCAAGGCTAATCACTAGCGGAGATTTACCCTGTTTCCAGGCCTGTACGGCGAAATAAAGGCTTAGCCAAGACTTACCTATACCTGGATAGGCCAAGAATACACCAAGCTGTCCTGGCATGATTCCTGCTGGCAGGTAATTGTCAAAACCTGGCAAACCAGTTTTAATGCCCACGGTGCCTAGCTCTTGCTCTCTCTTTAAGTGTTCATAATAGGCAATTGCTGAGTCTATATCAGTGACATCTATGTCACGAATAACTGCTGTATTTTTTCTTAGCTCTGCAGTTTTAGCAATTAGATCTTCTAGTGCATTTGCACCATTTCCACTCTGTACCTCAGATGCAGAAGACATCAGGATTTGCTTTAGGCTTTCATTAACATATTCATGCTGAAGCTCGTCTAGATGATACTTTGTTGAACCAATACCCTCAGCTGGTGAAAAGTCACGATGCTTCTCTACCACCAAGCTCACAGGTGGTACAGTGCCATTTGCCTCATAGTACTTGCGAATAAACTGCCAGATATCACCATGGGTACGCAGAAGGTTTTCTACATTTGCCTGCAGCAAGACATGCAACTGCTTGTCCTGTAAAACTGCTGTTATTAGTTTTGCCTCTGTATTACTCACTTAACCACTTCTTTGCTAGTTCTCTACGTTGTTGTCGTTCTCTATTATCCTGCTCTTGTGCAGCTTTTGCAAGCACTATTTCATGTGCGAAATTAGAAAAGTATTTCCAGTCTGGCTTTTGTGCTGATTCAAAGTAGTACTCTAGAAGGTCATAGCATTGATCTAGTCCATAGGACTCTACCAGAGCATCTGCTGCCCACTGCTCTGCCCATAAATTATATGTTGGCTTTGCACTATACTTAAGCTGATAATGCTTGTTAAATCTGCTCAGCAAAGCCATACGGTCTTTGCGATCAGCCATTTACTTGCTTTCGATTTCAGCAGATGCTTCTTTAACCTTTTCAGCAAGCTTATCTTCTACAAACTTATAGACTCGCTCAAAGGCCTCATTAGTGTTCTCGCCGTCACGCTTGTTATCAGTAACTGCTAAGTCAATCCTTAGCGACTGAAAATTACCCAAATTAAGTGTGTAGCCTAGAGTTACACTAACCTTAGTCTCTTCGTTATTCATACCCATGTACCTTTCGTACTTTATATTGATTCTCCCCAAACAGGGATAAATCTACCATCTTCGGTTCTAGTATAAGTTAGTATACCACTGCCCATACGCCTTGTCAACTCTTGCCTAGAAGGAGTAATATCGTTAGTAATTAACTTATCTTTTCTTGGTCTACCCATATGGTAGGAAGCTAGTATATCACGAATCTCATGAACTTGTGACTCTGAGTAATAGCTTCTTACTTGCCACCCTCTAGCACCACCCTTTTGAGATCCCATTGGTTCTGGTAGTATACCACGCTTCATCAAGTCTGGCAAGTATTTTTTGTGCCTATTTACTAGCTCTGCTGTTTCACCAACAGTAAATGCCTTTTCTCTATTTCTTTTGAAATCAGAAACTAGACAGCTTTCAATTCTGTCTTTTGTAATATTATAAACAGACATAATTCCATTAGATCTATTAAAATGATGAACCCTAACAAGGTCACCATTTAAAAAATATACCTTTTTGCTTCCAGGTATTACTGGTGCAGAGTTATAGGCTTCTCTATCTAAGGGCTGTCTTACTCCCAATTTTACCCCAATTATTGGTTAGGAACTCCGACAATTAGCAGATTAACAACAACTGCAGCAGTTCCTGCTGTATTAAAATTAACCACACCCTCAATTCTGGAAGTGGTAACAGATGTAATCAAAACGGTGGCACCCTCTCCAGATGCAAATCCAGTTACTCCAACAGGAGTAGCTGTAACTACTGGAGAATACTTAAAGCTATTTCCAGGAATAGAGTAGTAGAATCCCTGAGTATTCTGAGAGGCACTATCCTTGCTAACATTAACAAGACCAGCAACAATTTTAACTTCTGAAGAAATTAGGTTTTGTGGTCCTGCAGAGTTTGTGTCTACTGTAACATATCCAAACTTTGCTTGTGACTGAGTAATTGAATTGATAGCACGTGCCATCTTTTCAATATAGCCAACGTCTATCGGTTGTCCTCGTTCTGGTACTGGAATTTCTGCCATAGTATCTCCTATTATATCACTTAAACTGTAATTGGATCTGATGTTTGAACAATAAACGCTTCATCAATTTTTTGCCTTGGTGAGGTGATGTACTGTATCCAAACCCAGACTTGGTTAATTGCGTCTGGAATTTCTGCAGAAGCTGTATTGGTATAAGACCTTGTAAGGTACGTCCAAGGGATAGTTGGAGTGCCACCCTGCCCCCATTGAAGATAAATATCTACTGTATCAGCATTATATCTTTCAGGAATGTACCAAGTAATTGAGACAAACCTATTAACCTTTTCAGCGTCAACAAATGGCATATCTCCAGGAACATCGTCTGGACCTAAAAATGGTACAAAATATTGTGGTGACCAATGAGATAGCTGACTCTTATCTTCAGAGACTATTCTATACCTTAAGACATAACCCTTTTCATTAGCATCAATTGGTGGCAAGTCTTCTGGCTTAATGATAATCTTTTTGTTGGCCACTAAATCACATCCAGGGCAAATCTAAATTCTGCTAAGTTTGTGGTGTTTGGCTCTTTTACAATTGGTAAAGCGTTTGCCGTTTGAATAACTGTATACCCAGTCATCCCATAAAGTGCGTTTCTTCCAATAGCATCACGCTCTAGTCTAATTGAATCAAGGCATACATAAAAATCTTCAGAGACAACATCATCAACATAGACAGTAGCATATACCTTGACAAGCCTAACATCTCCCCAGTCAAAGCCAGCACTCTTATATAGCCCCTGGAGCTGCTTTGATACAATAGCATATCTATTTTCTGCCCAAGGATGCGTTCCGTTAGCATGATCTAAAACGCCATTCTCTAAAACAATTTCAAATCTTGCAAAGTCAACCGATGCCTCAGTCTCTGATGACGCAAACTCAATCAATAAAACAACTTTTGATGGATCAGCTGGCTTATCTGCTACAAGCTCCCCCCATCTATTTACTACTGAAAATGCTACCCTAAGCTCATCAGATGGAGAGTTTTTGTCTAGGTTTAATGCAATTCCAGTTAAGTGAATATGGTCATTACCAGTAATTAAGATATGTCCATCATTGGTTAATGGAGGCACAAGCTCGGATACATCACCACGCAATGCAATAATTCTATTTAAAAACCTGCAACGTTCGCTTCTTTCAACTCTAAAGTCATTATCAAAAAATGAATTATCTGCGTTAGATTGGAATACGTTTGGCACAGATGTGTCCATTGAGTTGTCATCATTATTAGCATCTAGTGCTTCATTTTTAGATGTGATGGATGTTGCAGAAGCAGCTGAGTGAAATTCCCAGTTTTCGTTAGAAGTAAAAGAGTATAGAGATCTACTGTCTGTAGAAGCTGCAGAAGGATCCGATCCAGCAGAAAAAATTCCAACCTCAGTAATTTCATATCTTTCCTCTGTTGGCAATTCTGCTGTTAAAACTATTTCAGAAGTACCAGCATCGTTGGTTACGATACCCCTAGAAATAATTGGGACACGAAACATCTCAAAGTCTAGAGATTGCTTGGTAGCAAATGAATCTATCTCCTGCTGGGTAAAGTCAGTAGTTGAGTGAGCAGTTGCACCACAACCAAATGCCATGTACGAAGCGTATGCTGGGGCATGCCCAATAAGGTATTTACCTAAAATCCTCTTGCCATCATCAGTAATCATAATTTTCCTCAGTATATTGTATCATCCAGAATTGATCCAGCAGATAAAATTTGAACCTCTACCTGTTTTCCAGCTGGAATATCAGAAACTTCTATTACGACACTCCTGGATGCTTTATCATAATAAACGCTTGCCTCATTTAAGGCCACATAGTCTTCCATCTTTATTGGAAATGAAGCAAAGTATTTATCTGCCGAACCCTGTAAAGAAGTAATGTTTAGTGGATTATTTTGTAAGAAAACAGACTTTGTGTTTTTTATTGGACTATATACCACATTCTGACCATCAATAAGGTCATGTCTTGTAATAGAAATAATCTCCTGGCCAGCTATTTCTTCAAATATCAATTCATTTGTTAATGCTAAGGGCAGCTCAGAGTCATCATACAGAATCAGATCTGGACTAGCAACCTTTACGGCATTCTTAACATAAGAGTTTAGTGGTACAGCATTAGATGGAATATTAGGTGTTGCATTAACTGCCATTATGATACCTCACTTAAATACAGTGTCATGGATGGTCCCTCAGCAGACCTAACATATTCAATGTTATACACAATAAATCTAGATCCGTCAAGACCAATCTGATTAATATTATCAGATGACTTATAGGAAAACTCTACAATATCACCAAGCTGAATTGCTGGGTTTGCAAAAATTGATACACCAACAGATTTCCTTGGCTTCATTATCTTGGAAACAAGCCATCCCATTAACCTGTTTGCTTCATCATAATTTTGTATGTATGGAGAGCTAATAGAGAACTCGTTTCTGCCATAAGTAATTCTGCTAAACTTAATGTCTTCATAGTTTTGCTTATTGGTAATGGCACCAGTAATGGTTTTATCTAGTGCAAACTGTGAAGATATAAGATCACTATTCTTTACAAAATAGTCATCTACCGACAATTCATCTGTTGATCCTTGAGTAAAGGTAATTCCCTGAATACGTAAATAGTTTGAACTTGATGAATCAAGCTGCAAGATATTGTCAGTTGCATTAAATACCAAGAACTCTGCAGTATAGGCTCCTGCTGTAAATCCAGCTACGGTGTACCCCTTAACCCTGTCCAGCACTGGCAACAACCTCGCATTAAGAGCAGGATAGGCCTTTTCATAACGTGCCTTAATGTATGCTGCCTCACGCATTAGCGTTCCGAACTCTTCATAATAAATCTTGTATTCTGGTGGTTGTGATGAGCTAACGCTAGATAGATATGTTGACTGTACAATACCACTTAAAGCATATTTTCTGAATGCCTCATTAGCATTTATTTCGCTATCTTCAAATGTTGATCCAATAGGAAGACCAAGCTGTGCAGTAGTATTCTGACTATAGTTTAGGGTTAGGGCATAAGCATTTTCAAAAAATACTGTAGATGTTCCTCGTACAAATAATGCCATATTATTATAAATATCTAGTGGGCTTTCATCATCAACAACGCCAACAATCTTATCATTTAGGAATAGGTAGAATCTGCGTGTAGTTCCTATGTTTTGGTACTCAATTGCAATATCGTGAACACTTTGAGAGTTAGCACCAACTAGCCTCTGCTGACCATCAAACAATCCATTATCAACCAAAATTGCTGCGTTTGCACCCCATAGCTTAATTGGTACTGCGGTATCTTTTGCAGAATTTTTCTTTATTTTATAAAACACTAAATTATTTAAGCTATCAGACCCTTCAAGACCTGTATCAGAAAGTGCAATAACCTCAAAATAATATCCAGCATTTGTATCTGGATTTACCATAATTCCAAGGCCCCCAGACCCTCCACCTATATTTACATTCTGATCTGGACTATCATTTGGCACAGTAACATAAGACATAATTCCATCTGGTATTTGAGTTCTATTTTCATTATTGACAATCTTTCCAGCTACCCTCAGCCTGGTACCAAAATGCTTAAATGAATTATTTAATGGCTTATACATATAAGATATAAAGTTTACTGGAGACTCAGTTACAGAAAGCGATGGGCCAGTTAATACTAGAGCAGATGCCTGGCTACCACCACGAGAGCTATACTCCTGCAAAGCATCTGCATCAGACCTAAAATATGTTGCTAAAAAGTTTTTAATTTTACCTGTATGAGTTAATCTTTTAGCAACGTCAGACCTAACCCCTGCCTTTCCATCCGTCACAGATGGAACTACGATATTTCCAGAATTGTCACTAATATACCTAAATAGATATTGAGACTCCATCTCACAGCTTCTTGCATATTTATTGTCTGACCAGGTTGGGCTTAGTCCAGCATAATGATAGACTATCTCAGTTCCAAATTGTCCACGACCGTGCTTAGCTACTGGACCATTTTGTAATCTTGATATTCCATTAACAGTCTCGTAGTTTGGCTCAGAGTAAATTCTTATTAATCCTGTTGGATATATTTTTCCATTAAATGGAAGCTTAGAAACATAGTACTGATATTCCTGATTAGTAGATATCCAAACATTAGACTCTTCTAAATCACTCACAGTAATCGAAAATTCTTGTGCATCGTATCTAACGACTTCACCGTTTGCATAGAAATATCCAGAGAATCTGCTTAAGTAGTAAATGCCTTCTCCAAAATCTATAGTGTTATTAATTACTTCGTGGTTTTCTACGTATGGAACATCATCATATAAATCAGAGTTTAGTGGAATTGCAGACAAAGAGTATGCAGATGAATCAGAAACTTCATTATTTACTGTTTTTATTTTTTGAGTTGGAGAAATTTCCCACACAATAGATGGCTTATAAACCCAAGTTCTGTTAGACTCCAGGAGGCTGGCCTGCTTTATTGTTCTTTGAGTTCTTTGAATTGCCCTAGTCGTATAGGCAATAGATCCATCATTATATACCTTATTCTCTTGTGAAGATACTTCTACAATATTTGCTAGTGGCTGGTTAGCACTCTTATTAGTATATCCGCCATCTTTACTAAAGTCTGTAGATCCATATAGAATGATATCTGTATCTCTATCATCAACAGATGGCATCATGTAGTCTTTGCTCATTATAACAAAATTGTTATATTCGTCAAAAAACATTGCAGATTGTGTAGAAATAGCCAAGTTTTGTAAAACTTCTGCTACTGTAGTTTCTGGCTCAACAAAAAAGTTATCAATAATTGACTCATCTTCTTCTGGCAATCTTTTAAAAACATAATTAGTAAATCCAATATTATCTAGTAGTATTGATATTGCAGAGCTTAAAGATACATCTCTTAGGAATAACTGTGGGGCTGTAGAAGTTTCTAGATAAAAGAAAAGATCTCTCAGCTCCATATTAACAGTACGCTCATTTGAATCTACAACTGGGAATCCCTCAGAATATAGAACCTTAATTGGCAAATAGTAGCTATCTGAATTAACATCATTAATAATTTCAAACAGCTTAATTTGAATATACTGACTTAAATATTTGCTGATAATACTGTCAGTATTGTTTATGTTAAATGCCTGGTCATAATCAAAAAAGGATATTGATCCAGTTGATGCTAGAAGCTGTCCCACTGGAAGACCGCTAACGCCAAGATCTGACGCTGTCTTACTTACTGAAAACTCTAGAACTTTATCTGATAGGTCTGCTACTAGCCTAGGTGACATCTCAATAAGATCAAATGTAGATTCTGCCTTATTCATTGACTCAGCAACAATTCTAATTCCATCTATATATTTAAACTCACTAAATATTTGCTTATTATCTATTGTCCTGAGATAAGAAATTGGATCAGTTAAATCAGTAACAAAGTTGCTAATGTTATTTACTGGATCTTCTACTAAATGCCAATCAAAATCTGGGATAAAGGTATCATACCCATTCTTAGAACTAATCCAAATGTGGTAGACTCCCTGATCAGCATCGCTTGATTTTAACCAATAGGCAAAACCATTTCCAGCAGTTTCTGGTAATTCGTTAACAGACCTTACTGTCTTTTGATAGCTAAAAATATTACGATATTCAAAAGGAACTGATAGCCCATATGCAATTTCTACATAGCCATCACTGCCAACTATTGGCGTTCCATCAGACTTTGTAGAGTTATTGTCAAACACAATTGCATCATTCCAGGCAACGCCATCTAGATACTGAATTCTCCAGCGGATTGGGGTTGTTTGGTTTGAATATCCATAAAATGGATCATCATATTGGCCTGACTCATTGTTAAAGGGTCCAAGGTCAATGCTACCAACATTGGTTTGCATTTTTACAATTATTCTATTGGCAGGCACAGAATCTTTATATACAACAAATGGCGAAGCATCATCAATCAAATAAGATCCATCAAAACGCTTATTAGCAATTCCTCTTTCAATTGCTGGATCTGCTGTCCCAGAAATAGTTGCACCAGTTACCTCATCGTATATCTCTGGTCTTGGACTATATAGGTTTATAGAGTCATACCGATACATTGGCTCTGTTCTATAAGATGTCCAATACTTAAACTTATCGTTTTTATGTGGCATGTAGTATCTAGGCCTACTTGCCATAGACGTATTGGCATAGTGAATAAAATTATTGCTAAAGAATCTTAGCTTGTTTACCCCAGACCTTGGTCTAAATTTATATAAACAATCTTCTAGCGAATATAGCAGCTTTTCTTTTTCTTTTTTAGACTTAAAAATTGCTGGAACTTTGTTATCTGTATCATCTTCGTTATACTCATATCCACCATCTATAACTACGCTGGCATCAGTGGCATCAGTATAAAAGTACCCCTCATCATTAATATCAAAGCTATTTACCAATGTTCCATAAATAGACTCTACACCATCTGCTGGTCTATACCTATAATTACCAACCATTAAAATATTATCTGCAATGTTCATATTCCATTCAGCAATTACAGCAGACTGAAGCTTAATTACGCTAGATGTTTCAAAGTGATTTTTTAGTTCAGTAGACTGAAACATTCTACACCTCTTCCAGGCTGACCTCTATATCCCAGAAGTCAAATGTGGAGGTGCCACGACTAACAACGTTATATTGAAAGTCTGAGAAAAATACCTCTATGACTTCATTATACTTATTCATATTGTTATATTGGTTGTCTCCAGAAAAGTTAGAGTAGTTGTCATATGCCAAGAATAACCAAAATGAACCTGGATTGTTATTGTACCAATTTAGCATTTCTACACCACCTGCACCACCATCTGAGGTGTGCTTTGTTAGCGATGAATTAGCTACCCCAGCAGCGTTAAAATCTGGAGATCCAGAAAATGATCTAGATGGCAACTTCTTCCATCCTGTAGAGATATTCTTTTTATCAGCGATATGGAAAGAACGCATTCTTCCGTTAATCATTCTTTTCTTGGTTTCAATTCTTTGTGGTTGAATAGATATTGGATCACGATTATCATCAGATAAAATTATAAAGTCTCCTAGGCCTGTTGCTTGACTTACTTCAACGCCATCTGGGATATAGAACTGCTCAACCAAACCTGTTGTCTGGTTTAGCTCTTCAACAACCCTGCCTGGGTTATTAGACCATAGCATGGCCTGTGGCCTGCCATACTGCTTTCTTCCAGTAACATATCCAAGTGTTGCCATTATAGCCTATTGCCCCTTATTCTTTGAGAATCTATCTGTCTAATCTGAGAAATCACTGTTCTTGCAATCTCATCAGCATTTGCATTAGACTTAACATTTACATTAATGTCATAATTATACACTGAATCTCCAGAGTATGAGCCAGAATTGATAGCCTTTAGCTTATCAACACCAAAATTATCTACAGCATACTTTCTTATTACAAACTCTCCAGGAGTTAGCATCGCAGGCACCGTATCCGTACCCATAGCAAATCCACCAACATTAAAGTACTTTGGCTTTACCATGCCACCCATAGCATATCCTGCTGGCTTGATAGTTCCAGTCATATTTGGAGTCCCACCAAGCTTCTTAATTTCCGTAATCCTATCAACGTTCATATCCATTAAAGCGTCTTTAACGGTTGCAGAAAGCTTTTCATTCTGAACTCTCCAACGACTTATTTGTACCAATCTATTAAGCTCATCAATTTTTGCTTGATTTGGATTAGTTGTTTTGCCATCATTTGGATTGCTAACAACAATTGGGTCTGGAACAGTCTGCTGCTGAGAGTTTTCAGTTAACCACTTCTTATATGCTGCTGGATCAAACTTAAAACCTGCAAACTTTCCTTCTGCATCTAATATTTCTGTAAATCCTGGCAAAGCCTTTAGAGTATCCTTGATTGACTTACCAAATGCATCTGACTGAACAACTGCCAGCCTTGCAGCATTTTCAATATTTTCCCATTCAGTCTTAGTCTTACCAAGATATCCCTCTTTGCCAATAGCCTCTAGTGCAACATCTCTAGCTGCTTCAGCCAAGTCTAGAGAACGTTGTGCTGGCTCAAGCTTTTCTTCTTCAAGCTTAACAATATTGGTTTGTAAGTCTGATATTTGCTTTTCTAGGTCAAGCCTGCTCTTGCCATTGGTAGCCCTTACACCAGCAATTTCTGTCTCACGAGATTTCTCTATAATCTTCTTCTGAGTTTCTCTTGCCTGCTCAGCACGTCTTCTTTGATCTTCTTGTGCTGCTCTTGCTGCACCAGCAATATCACCCTGAGCAAGAGCATTGACAATATCTAGCTGAGACTTTTGCTGCTCTTCGATTGACCTGTTTGCATTAAACACAGCATCAAGAGCTTCAAGCCTCTTGTCATACTTCTCATTAATCTTATCTTCCTTAGAAGCAATTCCATCAAGCAGGTACTCTAAGTCATCAATCTGATACTCATAAGTTGCAATGCTTGCTGCTGCACTATCTATATCAGACTGTAGCTGCTTCATATTGTACTTAGAGGCATTTCTACCACTTGTGTTTGTGCCTTGGCCAAAGTCTTGCTCTATGACTGCTTCTTGAGCTGCAAAATATTCATTTACCTGCCCAATTGCAGAGCTAACTTCATTAAGCTGGTCACCAAGCCACTCCTGAACACCTTGTGGGGTAGACAGCTGAAGGTTCTTTTGTGCAATCTCAAGAGCCTTAAAGTTATGAACCAAAATAGCGACTTCCTCGCTAGTTGCTGCAGTTGCAATTGCATATGCAAGCTGAGAGTCTTGTGCAATTTTTGAAGCATCACTTACAGATAATCCAGCACCAACCAATCTATTCATTGCAGTCATTTGCTTATTTATGTCTGCAATATCAGCCACAAGAGAGAACTGATAATCTCCAAGTGCTAGCTCAGAAAGCATTGCCTTGAGAAGCTCACCCTTTTCTGTTACCTTAACCATTCCGTTCTTGATTGAAATAAAGTTTGCCCTGGTCTCCTCATCCATAGACATAACAGTTTCAATAAACTCTCTGTTATACCCAGCAGCCAGCAGCTTTTGGTCAACGCCTCTAAATAGGTTTGTTGTCGCAGTACCAAACTTACTTTCAGTAACAGATCCACCCTTAAGAACCTTTAAGAATTCTGCCACCCCACCCTTAGCATTAATAGCTGCATTTCTAATTCTCTTTAACCTATTGAGAAGGTCCTCAAATGGATCTGTCTTTGTGCCACCACCATCATCGCCACCGTTGGTTTGCTGATTAAGCAGATCATTCAGGCCCTGAATATTGGTAACTTGGCCCCCAAGAAATGCAAGATACTTATCAAATGATGGCTTTACTGTTTCAAAAGTTGGGACACCCCTATTTCTATCATATCCAGTTGCCTTTCTTTTAGTATTTTCAGCTGCCCATGTTTCGTAAGATGGTAGGGCACCCTCTCCTGCAACTGAAAGAGTTGCAATAGTCTGCAAATATGTTACTTGTTGGACTGGATCAAGCTTTTCGAAATACTCTTGGTCTGCCTTTAGGGCAGCCATTGTTGCATCACCAAGTTGAGTAGTTTTCTGAACATACTCAATTGTCATTGGCTTTGTAGTGTCAAGCTTTGAAATTTCATCCAATTGACGCAATAATTCTGTTGACTTTTTCTCGTCTTCAAAAATTGTTGAAAGTACTAGAGTGGTATCTACAACCCATCCAAGCTTAGATGCTTGAATAAACATATCTAGATAGCTTTCTGCATCACCAAGCTTCATTGTGCTAATCTTTGCAATAAAGCTAGCCTGCATCTTCTTTATTGGCTTGCCATCTTTATCTACAAATAGCCCTGCAACCTGAGTTATCTTGTCTGTTTGGGCTGCACCAAACTTTGTGACCATATTCAAAATTGCAGTAGTATCAGTATCCCCACTTGCTAAAAGATCTGTAATTGTTTTAAAGCTAGACTGGGAAATCTGTCCTGCATCAAATAGAGCCTTTATTGTAAAGCCACCCTTAGTCTTACCAAGACCTAGCCCATCTACAGTAATTTCATCAAATTTTTCTAATAATGTCTTTGCATTCTTATACTCTTCACTATCTTTTTCGAATCCAGAAAGAATAGAGGTATTTTGGCTTAGTCTCAAGTCTTCTATAGTTGTTAAAGGATCTTTATCTGATGATGCAGATGCACGAATAATATTACCCCAAGTAGTTGCTACTGAATTTACAATACCCTGATATTCTTTAGTTAGCTTACCTCTTTGCTCTAGCCAACGTTTTTCTAAAGTATTAGCCTCTTCCATATCGCCAGCTGCTTTAGCAGCCTCAATTTTTTCAATAAATCCAGCGTCTAGCTCAGCAAGAGATGATCCAATTCCAGAAAATACGCTAGAGTATCCTTCGGAAATACCTGCCAAACCATCTTGATATTTTTGTAATCGCTCTGTTGTGTCGTCTCCACCAGTAATCCAGTCTGGCACCCAGCTTTCTGCCCAAATACCTAGCCTAGTTCCAAGATCATCTGGATCAAAACGTACCAGTCCTTCAGATATGGCATTTTGAATTTGGGTTTGAGTTTCAGTAACTGACTCAGCAACAGCCTTAATTCTAATTGAAAGAAGCTGCCCCTCAGAAAGATTTTCTCCTCCAGGTCCGAACAAGCTGGTAATTTTTCCTTGAAGATCAATGCCAAGCTTGTAGTCTTTTAGCTGATTAGATATAGCAGTTGCAATGCTTCTAGCTTGGGTAACATCCATAGCACCAGAAAGTACTGAGTCTCTTAGCTGTGAGTAGAGGGCATCAGTTACATTCATACCGCTTGCTTTTGCTAGCTGGGCATTCTTGATTATTTGCTGACCAGCTTCTGACTGAGCAAAGGCAGATCCAAATGTTGTCTTGCCTGGTTGGATTGGCAAAAGATTAAACATGTTTTCATTGCGTCTTTGCATGATTTCAGAGCCAGTAACATTGCCTGCAAACTCAGCATACTTGCTAATGCTTTCTGCAGAAGTTCCAAATGCATTTGCCAATTCAATTGACTTTTCTCTAGCCTTATCAATTGCAGCATTCGTGCTCATCCAAACCCAAGCAACAGTTCCAGCTACGGCAGCTAAAGCTCCAAGCTTAGTCATTAATAGTGGTAGAACAGACATAGCCATACCAGCCATCATTACTGCTCCACCAGCTTGCTGCATTGTCGGGTCGCCAGACATTGACATTCCCATACCAGCCATTGAAAGGGCTCCACCAGCTACACCCATTGGTCCAGCAATTCTTTGTCTTAGCGGTGCCTTCTCATTAGCTGGTGCAGCTTGTGCAGAGCCTATGGCTGCTGCCTTAGCTTCTCCAGTTAGTGATCTTGCCTTTCCATTTTCATCAAATTGATATACCTTGCCAGTTGATGTAACATATGAAGTTCCTGGCTTTCTGTTAACCCTTATCTCTTCATTTCTTTGATGATCTTTAGAATATGCGTCATAAGATGAAAATGTTTTTCCAGTTTCTGGATTATAAACTTTTCCACTAGGAAGAGCATATACCCCACCTTGCTCCTTACCAGCAAGAAGATTCATTCCAGCTATTGCAGCCTTGTCTTTAGCATTAGAGAATGCAGCTGTAACACCAGTCTTTAATCCACCTGCTATAAGTTTTGATGCCCCCATTACAGCACCCATTCCCTTACCCATTAGCGATGCAGCCCTATCGCTTATTTTTGGAGTGGCTGGAGTTGGAGTAGTATAGGCTGGTGGCTTAGAGAAGTCATAATAATCTCCAGATAGTCCTCTTGGAGGAGTAGGAGGGTAATCAAATAGTCCACCATCATAGCCAGGAATCGAATCTGAAATCATAGCACCGATTAAAGGAGCATACTTCTTAGATATTTTACTTGGAATGACAGACTCTCCTGGAGAAAGCATAGCTGGCACAACATCTCCAGCCCCCTTTGGACCAGGCACAGAAACAATTCCGTCCTTATATCTATTTTGCATCAATGATGGCAGAAGCGATGCAGCTAAACCAATAGCACCAAAAGCACCAGCCCCCCTTCCAAGAAGGCTACTAAGCTTAAAGGCTTGTGCACCCTTTGGCACTGGCACTGTGGCTGTTTTGTTTTTATTGGCAGATGCTTTAGCCTTTCCAACCTTTAATCCCTTAAACTGACCAGAGTTTATTCTTTGCTGATAGGTAGGTATTGGCTTCTTGTAATAGCCAGTTTGCTGCCTGTAAGCTAGACCCTCATCAACCATTAGTGGTCTATAAAAAGAATCACTGTTTGGTCCCAAAAATGCCATATGCTTCTTAGCTATGCCACGAAGTGTTGCAATTTCTTTTTCTGTTGTTGGGTGAATTCCCTTAGATATTCTTTCTAGAGATGCAATATCTATTCCAGCTTTTTTCATAGCAGCTGGGTTTGTCTGTGCTTCTTCAAGAAGCATCTTCATAAATCTATTGTTCTTAGAACCTAAATCATTAACATATCCATTTACATACCCAAGATCTGGAATTAGGTTGTCCATGTTTGTCCAAACCTTGTTTCCCATAGAATCTAGCTCTGGGCGTATGTGAGAAGCCTGTAGTTGAAGGGCATTAGTAAGTTGACCATTAGTTAGAGCTAGTCCACGTTCTGCTAGCTTTTTCTTTAGATATTCACGCTCTGCCATAAATTCTGCACT